CCACATTTCAATAAGAATATAGAATAGAACCGTCATTGACATAACAAGTCCTTGTGGTGCGACATTGTTTTCAAGCCATTCAAACCCTGGGATTGTACAGGTAATAGCTCCGCCCCGCTGTCTTCCTCTGCCCAAACTCGCACTTGAATATCGAGATCGATCTGATCTGTCAATAGGAGGTGGGCTTGAAGATAGCCAGCTGGTATTACGTGTTGCAGGTGTTACTGGAATGTCATCAAACAAGCTAGTACCTAAACTACGTGTTAAGCTACCATAATCAACACTATCGGCAGCGGCAGCCGCTACAGGTGCAGCAACAGCAGATGCGGCAGCTAAGGGAGCTACAGCCGTAACAGCAGCAGGAGCAGCCGCTACGGCAGCAGGTGCAGCGGCGGCTACAGCAGGTAGGGCGGCAACGGCAGCAGGAGCAGCGGCAGCTACAGCTCCGACTCCAAGAGCAGTTGCTCCAAGAGTTCCGACACTACTTGTCACATAGCTACCTGTAGAATAAACTGCTCGTCCTAGTCTAGCACCGAGTAACTTATTGAGACCCATTCCTATGATTCCTGTAAAACTGCTAACAGAGTAGTGATATTTTCCAGCAACCGCATCAGAGAAAAACCCAAACATTCCCAGTGCGATTGGAATATACAAAATCACTCTTGAAACGATATCGCCAACAAGTCCGCTTGTCCATCCCAGATATCCCACTCCACCTACTATACCTACGCCAGCTAAAGAAGCTAGAATAAGTCCAACAACAATCCAAGCATTTTCAAAAGGATTATTTGAAAGTATAGCCATTGCTTATTCTCAGGATACAAAATCATGACAAACTACAAATGAGTATATATGGCTCAAGTGCGACATGGACTGACCAATGTATGAATTCTGGTCAAAGTCCTATTAACCTCGCACAAACTGGATCTAAACCGTGTGACCAATTATGCGAACTAGTATTTGATGATGCCTACATCCAGCAAGCAAATGTAATTGTTTCTGATGAAGGTCTTATCTTGCAGAATAATGCGGGCTTGGGGTCATGTAAGTTTAATGGTGATTCATACAATTGTCAGACGGTTGTTGTTACTCATCCTGCCCATCACACAATCGAAAACATTCAAGCTGACGCTGAAGTTGTAGCTATTTTTAGTAGTCCAACTGCAGGGATGCTTTGTGTTAGTTCTCTGGTTCGTGTTAACCCATATGCCAATAATTCTAGCCATTTTTTTAATGCGTTTGTTCCATATGCAAACCCCAGTGTTCCCTACACATCAATTTCGCTCGGAGAACAGTGGGGGCTTTTCATGATGGTTCCTCCTACAGGCTCATATTTTTATTATGAAGGGTCTCTTATAGTCCCACCTTGTCAGCCAACGAAGTGGGTTGTTTTTAAGTCTATGATTAACATTGACTCGGGAGATTTTGCTCTGCTCGCAAAGAATGTAATGCCCGGTTCAAGACCAATCCAAGCTCTTGGCGATCGTCAGGTTTACTTTAACGATATAGATCAGCTAGTAGGAGGACCAATGCCTCATGACGGAAAGACTTATATGAGATGTAAGCGTTCTGGTAAGAAACCCGAGGTAAAAGATGTAGCTCAAGCTCCTCTTGGAGATAAGAAGACCGATGCAGACAAAAAGAAGAAGTGGGCAATTCAGGAAGCAGTTGAAACACAAATAGCAGAGAATGGTTTTCTTTCACTAGTTGATGTTGTTCTTCTATTATTGGCAATTGGTGCAGGTATCTATTTTGGAAAGATGACAGCTGAAGGGCCAAATGGTATGTACTTAGTATTAACATCTCAATGGCTAGCCACTTATATCCGTTCACTATTTGGTAGTGCTAGTGATTACTACGAAAGAGCTAAGGTATCCCTACAGAAAAAGAAGCCGGTAGCTTACACCTCAGCTACACCTTCTTCTTAACCACGACGCTCATCCCAGCAGGTCTCATGCTCTGCAGGACCCGTATTCCACACCGTGTCCTCGCCATTGTCGTCTGGCTCGGGGAACTTCTCATCAAGAGACACCTCCTTCTTCTTGTGAAACTTCCGATTCTGGACCACCGTCCACTCCTGAGCAGGAGCCTTCACCTTCTCTTCGTCCTGCTCGACAAAGTTCCGCACATTATTGAATCGAGGAAGCACGAAATGCTCCTCCTCGACCTTCTCAGACTCCTTAATCGCCTTCTTCTCCTCTGCGTCCTTACCCCACTCTTCTGCGAGCTTGGCGAAGCTCGGTCCTGCGGGAGCGGGCTTTGAAACACCCCCTGCTCCAAGCTGAGGGAAGTCGGTCTCCGCGGGCAGCGGCTTGGTCTCGACCTTCATATTGCGTGCGTGAGGCGGAATGTAAGGCATTTTGACTTGTCTTAATATCCAATATTATTGGATGCCCTAAATCCATTTTCAACGAATGAAAACGAAAACTATCAAGATGAGTACTAAAACTAGTAAAATGGTTAATAGTGTTGCCATCTTATCGACAGGTACAATTTCAGATATTCAAGTGCCGTCTAAGACCGCAGATGTACTTGAGTGGATTCGCAAGAAGTATAAGAACAATGAGATTCAGTTTCAGGGAAAGATTCATGATCCAATTAAGACTACCCAGTGGCTATCAATCTTTGCTGCTACAACAGGAGACGAGGAACATGCAAGTCAGCACATTCTTCCTGCCCCGTTTGATGAGGAGACTTACTTTGGAACGATCGTAATTCTCGCAACTGAATCCGATCAGGAAGATGAGTATGAGCCTAATATCTCATCATATGTAGGTATCAAGTCAGATCACTATGATTCGGTTTATCACGATTGGACGTTTGCTGACGAGGAGGAAGATGGAGAGGAAGTTGCTGTAGAGGATGGCGATGAAGTTGTTGACGATGAAGATGAAGAGGAGGAGGAAGACGCTCCTGCTCGAGAGGTTTATGTAGCTAGACCTATTCAGACTCAGTCTAAGAATGTCTTTGTTACATCACCTATTCGTGACAAGGTTATTGAGAACTATACTGAACTCATGGATGCGGAGCTGGCAACCCAACTAGAGGAGTCTATTCTACATGTAGTATCAGATCAGGCAATTAAGGAGAATATTGACCTAGATTGGACAAATCGTATCTTCTGGAATATGTATCGGAGCCGGTGTATCTCACTTTATGAGAACTTGAAGGGCAAGGATTCCTATGTAGGAAATACTGAAGATTGGCTTCTAAAGCTGAAAGTTGGCGAGATTACGCCTCGTGCATTTGCGGAACTTACCGCTGTAGATTTGTGTCCTTCTCGTTGGAAGGCGTCTATTGAGAAGATTATTGAATCTGAGAAACGGCTATATTCTAAGAACGAGAATGCAGCGATCTTCATGTGGTGTTCAAATTGCAAGAAGAAGACCAAGTGTGATTATTATCAGATGCAGACTCGTTCCGCTGATGAACCGATGACTACATTCGTTAACTGTCTGGAGTGTGACCGTCGTTGGAAGTTCTAAGGCTCTTGATACTTCTTGTCTCCTAAAGAACTTGATTCACTATTGTAACCATTTTTCTTAGGTAGTCCTAGTAAAGGAGTTGCCGCTTCTAAAGAATAAACATGAATGGGATCCAGACCATTTGTAATTTCAGGTTTTTTGACATCAGGGGTCGTCTCTCCGAATTTATCCTTGAACGCTTGAATAACTGTTTCTGGAATTTGAGGACTTGTTTCTTGTAGTCTATCGCATTGATCGCGAACTACCTTCAACATATCACCGGCCGCCATACGTTCCACTCTAGGAAGTGCAAGTTCAATAAGGATAAATCTATATATCTTCTGATAAGTAATCGCGGAAATACGGTGGGATTCCGATCTTTTTGCCCATCCAAAGAAGCTAGCAATTGTGTTAAGGACGCCAACTGATAAACTTACCGCACCAATGCATATGTTTGCGTAGCCTGCACCGCCAAAAAGTGTTTGAGATCCTATTGAAGCTGACCCAGATAAGGTTGACATGATAATCACAGGAATGCTAATATAGGTATTTAACTTAGTGAACTTCTTTTCCGCGTTTGAATGTAACCAGCTAAAGCAAAGGCATCTTTCTCCTTCATCTGTTATGACCCGTTCTAATTGTGAATTCCAGGATACTTCTCCTACATCCTCCATTGTTTTATTGATGGGTTTATCCTCCATTGATATTTATTAGAATTTGGGACCCCCAAATTAAACGCTTTCTTTGCTTATAATAACTTGGATGTCCGTGTGGATATTTGATGATGCAGGTGGTGAATACCAGAAGAAGCAGTATGGCAATCTGCTCAGGCTAACGAAGAATGCAGGCCTTTCAGGGAAGGCTTCTAAGATGTTAGGATTATACGAACATCTAAAAACTCATAGATATGACAATCCGGAGGAACTTCGTAATTCGGTATTTTTTGACAAGGGGAAAAAGAAACGCGTTTTTTCAAAGGCAGAGTCTGAGAAGGTGTTTATGGTTTTTGCTACAAAGGGTGGCGACGGTGCATTAGATCATGCAATTAGGCGAGTTGGCAATACTGCTCTAGAATTCACACCGGAAGTACTCAAGGATCCAATACAGATTGCTACACCATTTGTATTCTTTTTGAAGACAGCAAAAGATAACTTCCCACCACTTGATTTTGCTATTGATGTTGCTTCTGCTGTAAATAAAAACATCGCACGAGGTCTTCAGACTTCTATTCCATTTCTTGTTTCATTAACAGGACTTCCGTGGGGAGATTTAGTTGGTACAGTAATAGGTTATGTTCTATCTTCGTTCTTCATATTTATAAATGTAGCAATGTCACTGAGTAGTGCCAATTTTGGAGAAGCTTGGATTGGATCTCTTGCTTTAATTCCAATCGTTGGTCTTACTCTACAAAACTGGGCTGAGTCAGGAGATAAATTAACTGAAAAATTTGCAGAAAAGCGTGAGAAGACAATTGATAAGTTGAAAGAGAGTTCGATGTTTCAGTGGTTAGGCGATCTTATTAATGATTATACAATTGATCCAAACGCAGAGAGTTTTACCGAACCAGAGCCGCGGGCGGAGCCTATCGATGAAGGTGCACAAAATAACCCATTTTCTGGAAGTAACAGGCTTTCAACCAAAAAGCATAAGAATAACAAATGGAGGACGAGACGCAGAAGATTCGCGAGACGCTGAAGGAGTGGGTTGGGCTTGATGACGAGGAACGCGAGCTTCGTAAGCGAATTAAGGTTATCAAAGACAAAAAGACAGCGAACTCCGAAAAGATCTTGTCTTTTATGCGTGATAACCAAGTTGATAACTTTGCACTTGCAGGAAGTGGTGTTGGCAATATTTCACGTAGCGTAAGGACATCACGTCCTGCTTTGAAGCGTACAGTTATTCGCACACAGCTTCTTATACAGTTTGCCGATCAACCACAGCGTATTGCAGAAGCTCTACGTGCAATTGAAGGTATTCCTGAGGGAGAAGATATGTCTATCGGAGGTACTCAGCGAGAGCTACTCGTCCGTCGTATGCCTCGCACCACACGCACGGTACCACTTTGATAGCACAGACATAAGTTGAAATAGCACTGCGAACATTAATATTTAAGCTAGGCGGAGGCACGGTAAATGAAACCGTGTTTCCTGCTGATGCGTAGTGATTAAAGGCTGAAATACAGTCCTCTACGAAGTCGTAAATCGTCAAGTAGCGTTCACTTGCGTGAAGAATGATGCTGAGAGGCTTACCACTGGTAATGGCGGGAAGTGTAACACTCTTCTTCATACTGATATCATACTCGCTAAGAAGCCTGATCTTATGAATCACACCCTGCGTGTCAAAATTGATTGCATTTACGCTTGCGATGATTGCGAGGAGCTTGAACATTCTCTCTATTAAGGCTGGGAGGGTCTTATGAAATCCGTTTTAAAGCATTCTGTGCCGCCAACTGTTCTGCTTGTTTCTTAGTAGTGGATGTTCCAATCCCAATATGATTACCCTTCTCATCAGTAGCTGCCATAGTATATGTATTTAATGCTGATGACAGCATCACATACTTTGGTGTATGATGAAACTTAGCCTGATAGAACTTCTGCAACTGCTCCTTAAAGTTTCGGTTATTCATTAGAAGCTTCGGGATGTTGATATGTGACTCAACAATATTGATAATGAATGAACTAATAACTTGAAAGTTATTTCCACAGTCTGTCCATAAAGCTCCAATAAAAGCCTCTAAAATATCACCTAGCTTCTTATTATTAGTTCTTCCAAGACATACGTCGTCATTATGCCTTGAAATAACATAAAACTTGTCTAGACCAATCTTCTGACTTAGAGTTCCTAACATTTCATTGCAGACAATATCCTTCTTTAGATCTGTAAGAAATCCCTCATGTTCGTCAGGATAACGCTTAAATAGATAAGTTGAAACTGTTGCTCCTAAAATTGAATCACCTAGATGCTCTAAAGTCTCATATGAACTATCAAATAGTTCCAAACAGTTATTAGGTTTATCTGCTAACTGAGTTTCCTCTCCGAGAGGTGAGGTATACACATCACGCTTTACATATGAAGAGTGAACCATAGCTCTCTGGAATAGCTCGGGATTTCTAATATTAAACGAACAGCCATTGTTGGAGAGAATCGCTTGAATATCCGTGCTGGTAAACAAGCGATTTTTTGGATTGTATGGATTATACATTACTTACGTTTACGAGTCTTCAAGTTTTTGTTCCGTTTTTGTTTACGAGTTTTTAATTTATTACCACCTACCCCTAAAAGAACAAGCGATTCTGCTGCTTCAGCATTAAGTTGTTCTGCTAAATATGTTTCAAGATTGGAATTAAAAAAATCCATAAATTGTTGAGCTTGACCGGGTTTTTGTAAATTTTCTAGCGTTAATCCGGTTTGTAATAAGTAATTAACAGATAATTTATCAATAATAGCCGGTGTATTTAATACTTCAATTAATGGTTGAAACGATTCAATAATTGTTTTCTTACAATTATTTTTAAAGTTTACTTCTGTAAAATTTGATCCAACGGTATGTTGCCCTAATGCATATAAATTCGACGCCGATGGAGTAGAACGAGCAAATACTTTACTAACTAGCAAGTCAATATATTCATCTACAACTCTTTCGTTTATAGCAACCGGTTTATGTATACGTGGTTCCCAATATGGAAAAATTCCACGATACGGAACTCCGCCAATTCCATAAAAAACTGTAATAAACTGCCTTGCACTTTTTAATGCATTACAGTAAGAATGAGCCCACAAAAAATTCTTAGATAAAACTTTTGCTAATTCCGGTCCAATTGTCTGTCCTGGTATTGGAAATCCGGTTAATAAGAAAATTTCAGCACTAGGAAGTAGGTGTTCCGAAGCTATACTAATACCTGTTAAGTGAGAGCCATAAATTTTTCCGTATGGTAGTCCACATAAAAAACAGTGTCCTGTTCTTTCTAGCTCTTCATCTTTTTTTTGAGAGAGTTCTTTTGATTTTAATTCAGGTATAATTGTATTTCCATTTATATCAACTCCTGGACTAAACTCGATAGATTTCCACTGTTCAACCGCATTCGTTAGTGCAAAACTAAATACGCGAACTCTTGGATCTGTTGGAACAGTGATTTTAGGTGTGAAGCTATCCGCAATATAATCAGCAATTTGAGTTGGGCCAAAACTTTTTAATGGTAATACGCCTGCCATCCTCTTACTCTTTTACTACGCGATTAAAACTGAACTCTGTGGAAACAAGCTTCTTAGAATGCTCTCGTACAATATAGTCGTAGAGGTCATCGGCGTTTAGATAACCATTATTCTGATTAAATGCATTATCGATATAATTCTTAAGATCACTCTTAGAAATACCCCAAGCCCTATTGTGCCTCAACGGATGCTTCACGAGAATGTGTGAGTTATCGTCGAGCTTAATCTTATCAATTTCTGGGTGAGCAGTCAAAGCCTTACCCATCTTATCCTCAAGCTCCTTTCGGTCAATTCGCATCTCATGGACCTTCTTGTTTAGCTGGTTAAGAGCATTGTCTACCACCGTGTATTCCCGAACGTAATTCTTGAGTTCCTCCATATTATAGAAGATTAAAGCAATAACATTATCCGTTTTGAAAGATAATGGATGAAGAAGAGGTAGAAAATCTTCGTAAGGTCTATAATCGTGAACACCCTAGCGAACCAGAAATTCCTCAAGGTTCAATAAAGTCGGTATGGGGTGAAATTAGAAAACGGCTGCATGATTTATGTAAGGCGGGAACCACGGAATGTATCATCAAGAGCATGATTAATAAACCCAACGCTCCTGATTCTTGGGTAGCAAATCCAGATGAATGGTTATCATCTATAGAGATTGATGACATTGAAAAAGAGTTTGTCAAATTATTCAAGAAGTATTACTATGTTGGGGCTATTCCAATAGATTTTGATAAGAAGAATAAAACTGGTTCTTGTATTGTAAGCTCGCTCTGCTCTTTGAACATCAAAGATATATACGACAAAGGAAAGAGACAGATAGGAATTATTTTTAATACCGATGTTAGCACAGGTGTAGGACAACATTGGATTGCATTATTTGCAGATGTAGATCCTGAATATGAGTATGCTCGTATAACATATTTTGATTCATATTCTAAGTTCCCTGAACCAGAGATTCAAAGATTAATGAAACGTTGGGCACAGCAATGGGATGCTACAGGAGTTCATTCTAAACCGACACAATTAACATACAATAAGACGCATCACCAGTATAAGGATTCAGAATGTGGTATGTATTGTATTTACTTTCACTATTGTTGTCTGTTAGGTATTCCCATGCAGGAGAGGGTTCCTGACGAGGTTGTTCATGCATTTCGGTCAATGTTATTTAGTATTGGCAAGAAGTAATGGAAACTATCTCACAGTATGCCACTCCAAATACTTTGGCATTGGTTTTTGGAATAGTAGTTGTTATATGTGCTTACTACTTGTGGGAAGCATTAACTCCCTCAGAATCCAAGGCAATTTCAAAAGCTAACCCTGTATTTGCCACATATTCTCAGGTTACAAAGTTAGCACCGCTTGGATGCCCCCAACCTGCAGAATACAGATTATGCGACTACTACATGGCATGCTCTTCCTTCTCAGTCTTTCCGGGATCTCAAATCTATGATTACATCAGCGATACAATTTTACCACTAGCTATTAAGGCGGGTGCAAGATTAGTAGAATTGGATGTATATTCCGATGAGAATGATAAACCTGTCGTTGGACTTAAAAACCAGAAATTAGGAGTTGATTATGCATATAATACGGTTCCATTCGAAGCCTGCTGTAATTCTATTGGTAATAATGCTTTTAATAGTATTAATTCACCTGTTTCAAGTGACCCATTTGTCTTGAGCTTAGTCTTCCATACTGATAAGACTCATGTAATAAATGCCGCATCAGAGATACTAAAATCATCGGGATGTAGACCACATTTACTAGATACTACATACAGCTATCAACGCAAGAACCTTGCAGTAGAACCGGTATGTAACCTTCAAAATAAGATTATCGTTGTTTCAGGAGGTCCAATCAAGGGAACCCTTATGGAGGAATTAACTAATATGTCATGGTCTACATCTCATCTTCGTAGATTAACGTATACACAAGCTTCCCAGCCACACGACCAAGAAGAGTTGATTACATACAACCGTAATAACATCACTATGGTTGTCCCAGATATTGGAAGTGACCTAGTAAACACAAATCCTCAAATATTATTATCATATGGTTGCCAGTGGAATATGATGAACTATGGTTCAATTGACAACATGATGGAGTTATACATTAACGAGTTTCAAGAGAATAGTTTAGTTGTCAAACCTGCCGCCCTTCGTGCTCTCAAGCCCAAGAAATACAAGAAGCCTGCTCAAGCTGACCCCGCACTATCTTTCCAACCTATGAAACACACGTCTCCAATCTACAGTATCACGGTATAGCAAAGCGGAGTGGAATTTTCTCGCGTTAAAACAAAATGTCGGTCTGGCTCTCTCATGTTAAGAAAACCATGAAGGCAATGAAGGGCGAGAAGAAGGCTATGGGCAAGAAGTGGTTCTCTCACGTCCTCAAGGCCGCGAAGAAGACCTATAAGAAGAAGGGCGGTATGGAGGAAACTGAAGAGGCAAAGGGAGGTCGTCGTGGGAGAACGCAACGTAAGTAGAGTTTAAACTGAAAAAAATTGATTAGAACATATAAAGAATGGGTGGTGGATTACTACAGCTCGTCGCATATGGTGCCCAAGATGCATACCTTTCGGGAAATCCTCAGATTACGTTCTGGAGAGGTCTGTTTAAGCGCCATACAAACTTCGCGATGGAGCCCTTCCGTGTCAACCTCACCGGTCAGGCGAACTGGGGCACGAAGCACTCAGCCGTCCTCGGTCGCCACGCAGACCTTGTAGGTCCTTCATATATCGAGGTTGAAATGCCTGGCGATGGAAATGACTTAGTTTATAGCAGTGACATGAGAGCCGGATTCAATCTTGTTGAGTATGTTGAACTAGATATTGGTGGACAGGTAATTGATCGCCAATATGGTGAGTTTCTTGCTATTTGGTCATCCCTAACATTATCTGCTACCCACCAGATCAATTTAACCAATATGAATAGTGTTAAAAACGATCGAAATGACCCATGTTCTTCAACTGGTCGCCCTGAACGTAAAAATTTAACATACATTCCGCTATCATTTTGGTTCTGCCGTAATCCTGGTGCAGCACTCCCACTTATCGCCCTTCAGTACCACGAAGTAAAGATCAATATCCTGTGGAATAAGGCCTCCCTCATTTTTACAGGAGCCACCAATGCTACCACTACAGCGGGTCCGGCTCAAGCCAACCTTCTTGTTGACTACATCTATCTTGATGTTGAGGAGCGTCGTCGTATGGCTCAAGAGTCTCACGAGTATCTCATTGAGCAGACGCAGTTTAATGAGGACAAGGGACTCACATCTGCACAGAACCGCGTTGATTTAACATTCAACCACCCAGTTAAGGAGCTAATTTGGGTAACTCAGAATGCAGGTCGTAAGGATTGCCGTATTAATGGTGGTAGCATGCTATCGCCCCTAGATTACGATCCCATCATCTACGATTGCACCCTACAGCTCAATGGGCAGGATCGTATGCAAGCTCTACCTGGAAAATATTTCAACACCGTTCAGCCATTCCAACACCACACTGGAACCGGGGTCCCACTATTTATATCTCAAAGCTCTACAGGTGTGTACATGTATTCATTTGCTATCAAGCCAGAGGAGCACCAGCCTTCAGGTACGTGCAACTTCTCACGCATTGATACAGCCACACTTGTATTTAGTGTAGATGGCGCATATGTAATCAATAATGTAGATGAAAATAACTACGACATCCGTGTCTACGCTATCAACTACAACATTCTTCGTGTAATGTCTGGTATGGGTGGACTTGCCTATTCCAATTAATTTTGTCATCTCTCGAACTAAAGTTCCTCTAATAAATAATGGAAGTGGATAAGCTTCTAGTGGTGGCTCACCCAGATGATGAAGTTCTTTGGGGCGGCTTAAATCTAATATCACAACCAGGGTGGTTTGTCGTTTGCTCTACGCATCTAAACGATCCTGTAAGGTCACTTGAATTTTTTAAGACAATGTCATATTGCAATGTAAACCGTTATATCATGTTTGATGTTAATGATGAATATACCGACAGTAATGCCAGAGCAGATGAACTTTATGATGGTTCTCTGTTTGAAGGAGCCTTAAAAAAGTTAGCCAAACACAATTGGAAGTTAGTTTTAACTCACAATGATGAAGGCGAATATGGTCATGCACATCACAAGAAGGTTCACCGCATGGTAAAGAAGTATTTTAATTCACCTAAGTTTTTCAAGGTAGGTCCAAGACTCTTAGACTCAGACGTTGAAGCTAAACGTGATACACTTCTTTATTACAGAAAAACTCAAGCTGTTTGCAAGGCCTTATTCACAAGAAAGGGTCAAACATTGAGAGCATCAGAACGAGAACACTTCTTCTCAGAAACTCTATACGTAACCCCAAAGCGAGAGATTCCCAAGCTTATTAACCAAATATGGTTTGGAAAGCCTCTTGAAAAGAATACAGTGAGATATCATTTGATGCACAAGTTATCTAGCACTGCTCTTTCTAATGGCTGGGATTACAAGTGTTGGACGAATGATGATTTAACACCTGAGGCATTCCCTCTAACTTGGGAGTTTATGCAATTGGCTATCAAGAAAGGACTAGAGCATGAACAGTCAAGATTTGCTCAAGTAGCTGATCTAGCAAGATTGGAGATACTTCACCGGTTTGGAGGGGTATACATGGATTCACTTTTTGAGATTGGAAAGCCGTTCTTAGACTATATACATTCCAAACGCCACCATGAAATTATTGTATCGAATGAAGATCCGTGTAAGTTAAACTGTGTAGGATCTGGTGGGCAAAAATATATGTCCAACGGATTCTTTGCGTGTGTAGCAGGATGTATCAATATAAAACGTTTACTGAACTATGATGTTTTGGATGATGTAGATTTCGATAGCGTCTATATTAATCGCACAACAGGACCATACTTTTTTAGAAGAGGAATGGTAGCTCGTGATGATGTCCATGTAATACCTACTACAAAGATATATCCATTTATGGTTAACGATTCTGCCTATAGAGCAGGTGAGCCTAATAAATGTATCGTCGACGATAAGGTTCTACATGATTGTTTGACTAAGAAGTACCCCCGTGCGTTGGCGGTGTATCAGTCAGGCTTTGGGGGATCATGGAGCTGGTAAATATTGTACAATAATAATGGAGGTGAAGAATCTAAAAACTGGGAGCTGTTACACATTTGATAAAACTATTGCTGTAAGAGACAATGTATTAGAAGGTGTTTATATATTACCATCAAAGCTAACTCGCGGAGCTATTAATTTTGCTGATAGACTACTTCCCACTGTTGACCATTTCTGCGTGATTGAATTACTAGAAACTAAAAGTAATGATGTGACATTTTCAAGAAATTATCCAATCATTGCGAAAGTTGACTTACATATGGTCGATGGAACAACAATAGAAGCTGATAAATCTGGGAATGCATTTTATATTTGGGCGTTACCAAACATTAAACTTCATGGGCCAACCGATGCAGATAAGAGCAATAAGGCAATAGCGTTGAACGAATTAAAAGCACTACCTCCTTCCTACGTAGCGAAATTTCCAGGAGGTATAGATTTTCAAAATGCTAAATCAACTTTTGGAAAGGGGCGCAAGACTAAGAAGAAGCGGAAGCCTTCATCTTCTCGAGGTACAAGATCGCGTCCATGAGCTCTTCCTGCATATGCTGAACCCAAGCCAAAAATGGGAGCTTATTCTCTTCTAGTGTAGTTCCATACTTTTGAATCCCAAACGCAGACCTCTGTTGAAATCTTTCAACAACGGTTTGAACAATTGGATCCATTATGAGTATTCAATACGAACTCCATTTAAATAATGCGTATACGCAGGATGATAACCACCCTTTGGTGAAATTGTGAATACTTCTAATCTAATATTTGGATGCTTTAATGATTTTTCAATAGCCTCTTCTTTAGATAAAAATACAATTATATCCTCCCATTCCGCCCCATCAACTACAAATAGATATACCTCCATATCATTTGATGTTACCACTCCATTAAAACCTCTGCCTCAAGATTACCCTTACCGTCTTCAGCCTCAATCCGAGCATTCGCCTCTGCAAGATCGGCTTCAAACACAGAAGTCTCGTCAAGACCCTCTGGTAGCTTCGTCTCGTCAATCAGGATATCAACAAAGCCTGTTCCACAAGGAGGCTTCTGTCCAAACATAATATTTGCAGACACACCCTTCATGTTATCAAAGTCAGCTGATAGTGCAGCGTTAAATAGAATCTTAGAAGTCTCCTCGAAGCTAGACTTAGCAAGAACTCCATTCTCACCCTTGTTCATGCCGAAACGGTTAATCTCCATAATACGTCCTAGATGAGTCATCGTATCTACTAGGGTAATCATATGATGGTAATTCACACGCTCTGTCTCGAATACCTCACTGAACTCCTCGAAGAGAGAGACACGAACTGCTTCGATGCCAAACACCTCAAGAATCTCGTGGATATCATTTGAGAATGACCGAAATGGGTCAACACCTGGAATGGTAGCCAAGTCGAGAAGGTTAGTTCCCTCAGCATCAAGTACATACTGCTTACGAGGAGCATACCCGCCAATCGCATCATCATAAATTAGCTCATCGTTTACCTCACGCAGGTAGACACGTCCAATACCTTCAACACCTGTAAGTACTGTATCAAGTAGCTTGTCCTCGATGAAACGTAGAGATAGAGCGTTCTTTACAGTATCGGAGCTGAACACGATGCGAAGAACCATCTTATCAGGAGAGTTGGTATCTGAATGTACACATCCAAATACACGAAGAACCTTGTTGTTCTCAATCTTAGTCTGGATTAGTGTCATGTCAATAACCTGACGAGCAGCAATTTCCATGGTATCTAACTCTAGACGCATGATCCAAGGCGATGCACATGTCTGGCCCTGCGTAACCGAGAACTTCTCATACGAGGCTAGAATCTCACGGTCCTCCTGAACTACTGAATTAGATGACAGAGGATTGGGGTCATAGTAAATACGAACTGACTTAGTAATATCGCGTAGAGTGGTCTTCTGGACATCACGCATCTTAGAGAGTGCCGAGTCCTGAGAGCCTGAGATAGATGGGTCAAGATAGATAGTATTCGAAGGATTCTTAGGATTATGAGATGCACTGAGAAGCTCTACAATACGAGGAACTCCTGCAGTAGCGTTAGCCTTAGCAGTTCCTGCAGAGTGGAAGGTATTCAGCGTAAGCTGTGTCGTAGGCTCTCCAATTGACTGTGCTGCCAGAGTTCCAACCATCTCACCAGGATGGACGCGTCCCTTGATATACTTGAATGTAATCTCGCGGAGAAGCTCATCAAATACCTCCTTGCTAAACCGGTGTACGATGATAGACTTCTTTGGAGCCAGATAGTATCTCAGCAGGATATGGAATAACTTATTGTGAATCATATACGACTGGTTTGAGACCTTCTCAAGCTCCTGAACTACATAGAGTGGTGTAAGAGCTGTCTTGGTTGCATAGGGGTTATTATACTTCTCAACAAGACGCTTCAAGTTCACAGGAGAAGCAATCTTATCATTCTTCTTGAACCGTAGAACATTCTTTACGAATGCCTCACGATCTAAGAGAAGCTGTTCGACAAGATCAGGTGCATCACCAACATCTCCTGCAACTACCGCTGCAAAATCGTCACGTGTTGCTCCAAACTCACGATATACATCTTCCATAGTCATAATACCCAGTGCGACGGGGATAAACTCAGTTGCGATGCTGTCAATACCATCCCCACCGTAGTGGTGCTGAAAGATAGTACCATTTACGTTACGGACAGTTCCATCATACTCAATATGTAGGTCCTCCATTGCCTTAACAAGGCGACGCTGGATATAGCCTGAATCAGATGTCTTTACAGCTGTATCGATGAGACCCTCTCGCCCGCCCATAGCGTGGAAGAAGAACTCCGCAGGGCGAATGCCATTGATGAATGAATTCTCTACAAACCCACGAGACTCAATACCATCATCGAACTTAGGGAAGTGTGGGAGAGTGCGGTCCTGCAGTGTGTACTGGATACGGCGACCTGCTACCTGCTGCTGTCCAAGAAGACCCAACATCTGGGTAATGTTAAGGTTAGAACCCTTAGCACCCGAGTCTACCATCTGGATCATACGATTATCCTTAGGAAGACTCTTCATCGACTCATCGCCGATTACAGCTGTAACTGTCTTTAGTGCATTGAAAATCTGATTCTCAAGCTCCTCCCCATCCGTGCGACCAGAGTTATTTAGGAAGCGTCCTGCATGAACATCTGATAGGATGTCTGTTACCTTCTGGCGACCCTCTGCTAGAGCATCACGAATCTTATCTTCAGTCTCGACGTTAGTAGCAAGATCCGATGGTCCAACGGAGAAACCAGTGAAGAGATTAAACTTAGTTACAATATTCTGAACATCATTGATGAACTGTCCTGCTCGCTCTGGTCCAAAGTCCGAGTAAAGCATGTGAACTAGACCATCGGATGTAGTGGCGAAGGCACCCTTATTTAGAATACCTCTAACAAGCTGGCCGTTCTTGATAGTTACCTTACCATTGAAGTCAATAGCAGGAAGAGTTGTTGAGAATACCTCCTGACCTGTAAGATCACCATTCCGGCGAATATACGATGATAGCGGACGCTTCATGCGAGAAAGGATGTTCATAGCAATATGCTCAGGAATACGAACCTCGGGCTGTGATAGACGATAAACTCCCGTCTGCGTGTCCTGAAATACAGAGATAATCGCTGCATTTGTGCGTGGAGATACAATCTGGCGAAGAACGCTCGCAAGATACTTGATCTCTGATGCGGACGTGATGCTCTGTGGAACGTGCATGTTCATTTCGTCACCGTCGAAGTCAGCATTATATGGCTTAGTAGCTGAAACATTTAGGCGAAAGGTTGAATATGGGAGAACACGAACACGGTGACACTCCATAGAACCCTTGTGAAGAGATGGCTGGCGATTGAACAGAACTACGTCTCCGTCAATTAGATGGCGATGAACTGTGTCGCCATCCTTGAGATCAATCATCTCAGGATTCACGAACTTCAAGGAGATTGGACGCTGATCATCCTTTAGGAATACTGACTTGGCACCGGGGTACTTTGTTGGACCATTCCGGATGTATGACATCAGACGATCGCGGTTATAAACCGTAACCGTCTCTGGGAAGGTAAGATTCATTGCAATCTCCTCAGGAACACCCAATTCGTCAACATCAATGTTGGCATCTGGTGTAATAACTGAGCGAGCCGAGAAGTCTACACGCTTACCCATAAGATTGCCACGAACACGCCCTGTCTTAGCACCAAGGCGGGACTTTAGAGTCTTGAGTGGACGTCCTGAACGCTGAGCCGCAGGAGGAAGACCCTTGATATCATTATCAACATACGTGGCGACATCAAACTGAAGAATGTCGGTATACTTGTCGATTACATCTGCTGAATCACCCTTATCAATCTTATCACGAAGACGCTGATTGTTTCGGACAATATCAATTAGCTTGTGCGTGAGATCATCTTCCATACGCTGATTATCATCCATAACAACCGATGGGCGAACTGTAAGTGGAGGAACCGCTAGAACCGTACAGATAAGCCAGTTGGGACGACTGAACTTTGGATTAAAGCCGATAAGGGTTACGTGGCGGTCTGACATACGTTGGAAGCAACGAAGAACCATCTCTGGCTGGATAGGAATGTGATCAGCCTCTGCATCATACGTGATACCTTCGAGAGTGGCTACTGTTCCCTCAACCTTCTCTGCCTTCTTGAGGATCGGCGAAGCACAGTGAGGGCATGCAGATGTTGCCTTAAGCTGTTTAGTCTTATAGTCTGCGGTACGCTCACGAACCTCGTTGAAACGTTCTGTGCCTGTATACATCTTCTCAACTTTCTCTAGGTCAGCATCTGGTAGGTAAGGATTGCTACACACCATGCATACGATTTGCAGAATCTTCTGAACTGTATCGAGAAACTGATAAAGATATACGGGGCGAGCAAGGCTGATGTGACCAAAATGTCCGGGGCACAAGAGGTTGGTCTGCTTACATGTGGGACATACCTTACCATTCTCGATAACACCGAAACGTGAGTCGAATACACCTCCGGCGACTGGAAGTAGAGCTTGGTAAGTCTTGTCGGTGATTACATCTACAACACTGCGGGACAGGATGTCCTCAGGGTTGGCGATTCCAAATTGAACTCCAATAATTGTGTCACCCATTCTTGTATTAATAGATGATGTCTTTAGATTGTTTCGTTTTCCAACAGTTATAGACCGCTTACTTCTAAAGTTTTTGACCAAAATTCGTCATCATTGAGTATTTCAATCAATAATTCCTTAGGGTATTCTTGCTCCAACCCTGCAGCCCATTGTTCGAATTCAGCACCCACGCGATTCTTAAACTTTGTTTTATCACGAATCTTTCTTGAACTTAGCTCACGAAAGACCTGATTTACAAATAATTGAGTTAAGTATGGATTCGCACTGTCATCCTTTAAATTCCGAATAATCTTGTACCATTCTTCCATTGTATATATTAAGGATATGCGTCTAAAAACTATTCGTCGATCTCACAAAAAAGAAAAGAAGTGGGATGCAGTTTTTGATAAGGATGGTAGGGAAAAAGTAGTCTCGTTCGGTGCGTTTGGAATGTCTGATTTTACTAAACATAAAGATAAAACTCGTAGAGGCCGTTATCTTAAGAGACACTCCAATATGGGAGAACACTGGAATATTCCCGATACTCCTGGTGCATTATCAAGGTGGGTTCTTTGGAATAAGCCTTCATTTAGAGCGTCAGTAGCTGATTTCAAAAAACGCTTTCATTTATAGTAATATGTTCTGCTGTTCACCTGATGTTGGAGATTGTCAGAAATGTCATCCCGAAATGTGGAAAAAAAGTAAAAAAATGTGGGTTCATTGGAAACCTGCGAAAAACAGAACTAGAAGATCTAATACTGCTTTACGTCAAACACGAAGAAGCTATAAAACGGATTTTAGAGTGATAAACTCCAGATAGTAGGAGAATGTCAATGTTTCTTACTCTTCCCAATGAGATTTGCCGTGAGATTGGCGGCTATCTTGATTATGAGTCAAGAATGAACTACAATCGCAACGTAGAGCTGGATGATCGGTTTGTTAAGAAACTGAAATCGGATGAACACAATTTGCAGGTAAAGGTAAATCTTCTTAAGTCAAAGCTAAACCGCCACGATGCCATGGTTGGCATTCAAAATACTGCTAGATCAATGGTAAGCATCTTTGCGTATCTGGTTAAGACAAAGGATAATGTATTGTTTAATGACAAACGCTTTACTACGGTAGTACTTGCCAGAGCACGTTATCATTCACTAGAAGAGAATATCTTCGGTAACGACGGGACTCGACCGCCTCGGCAACTTGTTAAGCGTCTGATTAGATTGGCCAAGAAATTGGTTTTAAAGGTCGAAAACGGATTTACATCGAACACGAAGAAGACAGAGTAGTAGCGTGTCCGAGTGGTTAAGGAGCAGGTCTTAAGAACCTGTGTAGCAATACGCGTGGGTTCGATCCCCACCGCTACTATCATGCCAATAATTCAGTGGTAGAATAAGGGTTTTCCAAACCTTCAACGCGGGTTCGATTCCCGCTTGGCATATTAGGCTCGGGAACTGCCTTAAAGTTCCCATCACCGATATAGTCTAACGGTTAGGATAGAGGGTTTTCATCCCTTTGGCCCGGGTTCAACTCCCGGTATCGGTATTCAGATTCTTTAGCTCAGTTGGTAGAGCATGAGGCTTTTAACCTCAGGGTCGCGGGTTCGAGCCCCGCAAGAGTCATTTTTGATTTAAACCGTATGTGTTTACTAAGACTAGCCTATTAGCGCAGTGGATAACGCGTCCGCCTTCTAAGCGGAAGATCCTGGGTTCGATTCCCAGATGGGCTATTTTGACCTTATCATGTCGATTAAACTGATTTTTGACTTCTTAGCTCATTTGGTAGAGCATTCGGCTGTTAACCGGAAGGTGGTGGGTTCGATCCCCACAGAAGTCGCTTGGGAGTCCCATCGTCTAGTGGTTAAGACTCAGGGCTTTGAACCCTGTGACCCCAGTTCGATTCTGGGTGGGACTATTTAACCACTTTCGTTAAGAATTCGCTTACCGAAAGTGTTTTGTCCTCCATATATATTTTTGCAGTTCTGTTGAAAACTTGGATATACAAGAACATTGTTGTTCCAATAACGATTGGGGTCCAGTCCATTAATATAATGGAGTCCATAAACGTGGGTATTTAGAACGAGTAATTGAATAAGCAAGAGCGGGGCCATAGAACATTCGTTCGAATGAGGTTCCTCTAAAGTATCGACCGCCCCAGTTATTTATCAATACTTTAAAAGCTGCGTCATATTTAGGATTCAATTTCTTTGCTGTTTCAACCCCATTTCTGCGAACAGATGCTAAACAATCAATAAGATACTTTCTTTTTTGTGGAATATTTAGTTCGAGAGACCTCTGTGCTATATATGCCTTTGTATCGCTTTTAAGTGTTTTTATAGTGTCATTAAGCTCTAGAATACTCTCATTTAATTCTTTCATAGAAATCCTAACATTTTCAGACTTCTTTATCTCGGTAATTAATTTCATAGCAGCCCCCTTTTCGGTAAGAGCTGTTATCGGATCCTTGTACCCATTGCATGAAGGACACTTTCTCTCAGATTGACTCAAAGTCTGGATAATGCACTTAGTGTGATAAGCATGACCGCATTCTAGCTTATAGCATGTTGCCGTTGTTTGACGTTCATCCCTGAAAGATAGCATATCCATATCTTCCAAACATATAGGACATACTTCCATAACGGATTTGTTTCTAATAAATTTAGTAGCAGTAAATGGAACCTCCTACACGGAAAGAAAAGAAGAAGGATCAAAAAGAGAAGGGTCGTGGTAAGAATGGCAAATATTCAAGTAAGCATGTTCGTATCAAGAACGCCTTAACGTCTTAACTTTTCCACCTTTCATCTTACGACAAGTCTTACCAATCTTACATCTGCTCTGAAATGACTTAACTTCTGCAAGAGACCCATGAACGAATCCGTTCATCCATTCAGGATAATGAGTAAAATTAGGTGGATTAGAATAGTAATATTCTCCAAATTTTGGGTAAGATTTCGCAAGATTTGCGAGGAATCTTTTTTGAATGGCTAATCTGTGTGGAGTATTTTCAAAGTTTGTAGCAATTGATAGTAGGAATTTACCTCCAAAATCTTCATCAAGACTTCTGTTGGCATACATATTTTTCACCTCCTCAAATGATGGGTCTGGTCCAGGATTGACAACCTTTGGATCTTGACCACACTGCACTCTTAGTTTATTGTTGACCATGTTGTGGATTTCATAGAGCCACTTTCCTGCATCACCGTGCTGAGGGTGCTGACGCATAAATTTGAGAGTCGACTTTCTACAAAACTTACAGGGAAGAACTTCTCCTAAGTTTTTGAGAACCGACTTATCTTTCGCATGAAATGCTATTCTGTGGAAGAGATCCCAGCCGGAACCACCCCAGTATCTGGTATCTATTCCCATTATTGTCTCCTTCTATTATTAAATGAACGCCGATCTTGTAACTATCGCGGTAGCCTTTTACCTTGGTTCTGCTCTTTCGCAGTTCTTCACTGCTCTTACACGTGACCTAATCACGCCAGTTATTGCGGGAGTCTTCCCAGGAGTTCAGCAGTCGGTTGACAAGGTAGTCATCCAACTAGGACCTGTAAAGTTAAATGTTGGTGACGCGATTGGTGCTGTAATGAATCTTGCGATTGCGTACTTAGTAGTCGCTATGACTCTTCCATATGTTCGTTCGTATGCTCCAATGGGAGGTCGTCGTTAAATTTAGAGCCTATGGATAAAGATGGACATGGAGAGTTTTTATACTAAGTCCCGGGAGGGAAAGCCCGCCACTGCTACACCTGTACCGGCATATACTCCTCCACTCAAGACAGAGTTTACCCCTGCAGGTCCTTCCGTTACAGGAATGGGTCGCTCAAGAAGACGGAAGCAGCACCCTAAGAAGACGAAGAAGAATGCACGTAAGTCCAAGCATCGTCGTCGTTAAATTTGTAGGATGTAAGTAAAGATGGCTGAGCCAAACTGGTGGACATCTCTAACAAATTCAATTGCAAATACTGCAACTAGTGCGGTTAATAGTGTAAAGGGGTTAGCTAACAAGGTAATGCCCGGATCTGTTAAGGTGTCGGAACCTCTTACAACAGATAGAGGGGTTGAAAAAGTTTACACTGCACTCGGCGGTGTTCGTGAAAGACGGGGATATACCTGTACGGGTGCTCGGGTGAGAAAGTGCGTTAAGAACACCCGCCGGAATAAAAAGCACGCATCTCGCCATAAGTAGGTTGACGATTAATCCACCATTCATATATTTTCAACCCAATTACACTGACACCTGTAATAGCTAAAAATATTATTGGGGTTATCATTACGGTTATTAGTTATCTAGCTTAAAGCGGGTCCATCCACCTTTGTGATACTTACCAAATTGCAATTCAACACGCTTTTCCATGTCCGTTGGTGATAGTCTTACGTCATTATCCGACATCCAAATCTTGAATACTCGCTTGAGAGTTGTCTTGTCTACGGGAATGATAAGCTCACCATCATCAACAGGAATTAGCTTATCTGCGATAAACTTCGCAATACCATCATTATCATTGCGATAATCAGAAGTATATTCTAGAACCTTCGCAGGAGCAAGAAGCTTACGAAGACCGTTACCCTGCTTCAATACGTACACCATGAATGATAAGAATGGAGTTGCCCAGTTTTTGCTTACTACAGAATACTGGATAGTTTCATCCATAGGAAACTCATTAGTCTCAACAGGATGAGGTACAAACTTTGATGTGAAATTGATAACAACTAGACGACGCCATGTACCGCCATCTGTCGTATTGATCTTTGGCTTATCGTTACATGCAAGATGAAACTTAGCCTGAACCTCAAACTCACAACCTGACTTGAATAGGTCGCGAGCATACATTTTCTCGCCCGACGATACCAGCTTCATAAGACCTGAGTTCAATGCTACTGCCTCATCAGGCTCCGACATACTCACCATACGACGACCCTTGAGACGGATAACCTCAGGAGCAGCAGAACCCGAGCCCGCACGCTTCTGTGTAAAGAGAGCGATAGGAACAGTACATGCATAATCACCCATTGCCGTAGATGCTAAGTTCATGATCATCGACTTACCGTTTGAACCGTTCCCCGTCATAATATGAAACTTCTGAGCCATGTTACCGCCATACAGATTAGTAGCTAGGTGTTGCATGAAGTAGTCGCGGACCTCTGCATCAGGAAGAACCTGCTTGATAAAGTTATCAACTGCAGGCCATGCCTCATAATCGTAGTGCGGCTTCTCTGGGTCAAAATCAATTCCTGTAGAGAATGAGATATAATCCTCAGGCTTACCACCCCGAAACTCGAATGTTACTAAGTCGAGAACGCCATTGTTGAATGCAATAATATCCTTATTTGCATCAAGCTTCTTGACGAACTCCTCATCGAAGAAGAACTCGCGACAGTCCTTCATAAGATTCTCCTTGAACTTCACTGTCTTGAGCTTAGTGTAGATGGCGTTCAATCCTGATCGCTTCTTCTCCTCTTGACAGTAGTCGCACATACCACAATCACCCTTGCCCTCGGAAGTACATGCGGTCATTCCTGCATTCGCCATAGAGTTTCCAATGTCATTCATCTTCTTGAAGAAGACGCTAGCAATCTCTCGGGAAAGCTTGAGCTGTAGATCTACACCGCGATCGGTCTCCTTCCAGATGTGACCTGCCCAGCGATACCAAGCATTCTTGCCAAAATCACAGCAGACATACTGGTCACGAAACTTCGCATAGATAACTGCTGCAACATCATGCTCCGTTCCCGAGCAAGCCATGATAACAAGTCGATCTACATTCCGCTTCTCAATTTCGATATACTCATCTGGGTCATCCTCGCGTGACCAATACCGAAGAGTTCCCTCACCGAGGCGATCACCATCATTGCGAAAGGTAAGACCAGACCACTTGTTGATACACTCCGCCTCATTGAATGACTTCTCATCCTGCGAGCTGAAGTCTAGAAATACATCCAATAACTCAGGATGAATGTTATGAAGACAGATACCCACCTGAACCCAACTGTTGTAATCGGTATAGCGAGACGCCTTAAGATTGAGAGCGTGCTGTTTGATGTACTCCTTACGGTCTGGGTCAAGTGGCTGAAGAACTAGGCGACCTGCAGGAGATGAGTCACGAGAACCCTTCTCACGCTGAACAGGACGACCACGCTTTGGTAGAACTGCCGCACCTCCTGAGATACGAACATCCTCCTGCTTGTTGAGATTCGCGTAGATCTTCTTACCATCTTCAGTCATAGGCGTCTCCTCCGAATCCTCGCGAACTAGAGAAAGCGTCTTCATAAGATCGACAGTAATCGGTGGGATCGTAGTAACTACCGACGCCTGACCATTCTCGAAACGGACGATGTAAGATGTCAGGTAAGGAAGGGAGTTAATATCATTCTTGCGGGAACCATAGATAGTCCAAGGTACACTGCGATTCACAACGCCCTCATCATAGATCTTCTCCCAAGTTTCGGTGACAGGAAGACCCTCAAAGTGTCCTGCCATATCCTTGAGAAGATTGCGTCTCACACGCTGTTCTACAAACTTATGAGTACACACACTTGGAACTACAATATGAATGCCTGACTTAATACGATTCTTCTTGCTGTCTAGGGTCGGCTTACGCTTCTCCATAATAAACATATCGGTTACCGCAGGAACCTCAAGGTACTGACTAACCTCCTTGAAATAAGCCTTGCAGAATGAGACAACCTGATCCTGCGTGTGAAGATGCTTTGTAACCTCATTACCGTAAATGAAGTCAAAATCTACACGAAGTGGACCGATGTCGGTTGTCTTCTCGGTAAGGTACTGCTTCTCCTGATCGCGAATACTTTCTACATATAGGTCATAAAACTGATTCTTGTGCTCATCAGGAATGAAATACTTACCCCCCTTGAGGCTGGTATGAGTCCACAACCCGTCCGCCTTGTGGTTGTCGAGGAATTGCTGTAGAGTGACATTTTGTGCCATTCGTAATGAAAGTGAAGATAAATAGTTCTCGAACGTTCCGTTTTGAACGCACTAGAAAACGAATAAAATTGGGTTAATGTACCACATATTACCGAGCACAATGATCATTGCATTTCTTCAGAGACTCAGAGACGCTCCAGATCTTCTCAAGCAGGACTATCCACATACCGTTAAGTTTCTACATAGTTTGACAGATAAGAATGGTCAAGGGTCGGGTAATATGCCTACACAACAAGAAGCATGTTTTGCGGCAGTGGCTCAACAAAGTGGATTCAAATTTGAGACACCAACTGATAATGGAATTTTCATTAAATACCAACCGAATGGAACTCAAAAAAGCATTGACTTTATTCTAATTGAAGTGGTGGATGGCGTATCCCGTTCCGTTCAATTTGATCTAAAACATACAAACACAAAGACATTTTACTGGAACGATGGGTGGTTCGAAAATGATGTGATTTATGTGGTGAGTTATACACACAAAAAGCAAAATAAGATTTATATTGGTTATGGAGACGATACTCCAACTGATCATGACAAGTCGGATATGGCTGAGATTGTAGAGTTCAAGAAAAAGTGGAATTCTGAAAACAAAAATACTGGATTTCTTCGCAAGTATCTGCGGTTTGCCAATCAATATTCATGTGATCAGTTCACGGATGAGTTTTCCAGAGAGAAGTTTGAGTCTATTGAGAGGCGTCTAGCATAGACCGCATCACCATTTCAATCAGCTTGGCTGGTACTGCATTACCAATTTGCTTAACAACAGACGCTGCGTTACCACAAAATTCATGATCTGCGGGAAATCCTTGAATTTGGCCCAGCTCTTTTTGAGTTAGACATCTAATATATAGTTTTTGATCAGTATTTCTTACACAAATATAGAGTCGTGGCTGAAAAGTATAGGCACATATGATTGTTTTACATGGCTTACGAAGATCGAGCACTTCGGCATGAGTTGAAGAATCCCGCTTTCCAAATGAGATACGTCCATCTGCGATCTTTGTTAGTAGATATGGATGAGGGGTTCCAGTAACTTCCAGTTTCTTAGAAAGAGTTAAAATACATTCAGGAGGAGGGTTCAAATTACATTCAACCGCCCCATCGAGACTTTCTTCTGCGATTGAAGAAACGCCTACCTTAGGAAGATTAAATGTTGGCATTTGAAATCTAATACCCATGCGATTTCCCACAATAATAAGACGCTTTCTTGCCTGAGGAACTCCAACTGTCGATGTATCGTATACCTCGAATACAAGTTCATATCCAATTTCTCTAAACTCTTGCTGAATCACATCAATTACTGAAGTTTCTCCGTCATCTGTCTTTTTTGTGAGAAGTCCCGCAACGTTCTCACCAATAAACCATTCTGGCTGAATAATTCGAACAGCTCTTAGAAACTGATAAAACATCTTATTGCGAGGATCATTTGTGTCCTTCTTTCCTGCGTTCGAAAATCCCTGACACGGGAATCCTGCGAAAATAACCTTAATATTTTTATATTCTTCAAATTCAGCATCCGTAATCTTGTTAATATCTCCCTTAACATCCTTACCTAACCAAATGCTGTCTGGAAACATTTTCAGGTGAGTCTGAATTGCGTCCTTATTATTTTCAGAAAACGCAATAACATTTAGCCCAGCATTTTGAAGACCAGTTGTATCACCACCCGCTCCTGCGAATAGACTAATAGCACGCATATAGTATGCATAACCCTGTGCATATAATATTCCGTTTTGAACGCACCAAAAAACGAATAAATCTAGATTAGTTCTTAGGTAGGCAAGATGACATTCCAATCAATTGCAGCAAAAAATGGCAATCTCGCAGAACGACTTCTCTGCGACAGCGTAACAATCAACACAACATTCGCAGACTTCTTTGGAGAGGGTGGGCATGTTGAGATGGTAGGTGGTAGAAAGAAGTCAGATATTCAGTTCATTTGCAGTCGGGTGATTTCAATCCAGAACAAAAATGGGAATCTCTCTGGTCGGGGACACAGCGTTCATCGCTCAAGTTTGAATGTTCTTACTGAGAATCTTAGTGCACGAATTCTTATTCGTAACGTGTCTCTCATTAAGAACACGGATCGCCCGGTTGTTTCTGGGGAGATCTCGCGGGAAATTGTGGGCAGGTGTATGTTCGGTAATGGAAGTGGACCCGAATACTTCACGCATAGTAAGATTGTTGCCGGTCAGATCTCTGAGCTCTGGATTTGCAAGGCCGATACACTTCGAGACGCTGTACTGGCAGATGTTTACGAAACAATGCTCGTCAAGCGAACATGTATCCACCTGAGCCCTGCAATCTACCTTCAGCGTAAGGGTGGTGGAAAAAATGACCATTCTCCTGATGATATCCAGATTAAGTTAAGACTTCAGCCGTACATTCACCTCTTTACTCGCATCATGTAAAGTGTCTCTTGATTTCAGGGATTAGAGCTTCCACAACGTTAACAACAATACTATTTCCCAAATAAAATAGAGATTCTTCTGAAGAAACATTAAACTTATAAGTATCTGGAAATCCGAACATACGAAGACTTTCTTTTACGGAGAGTCGACGGATTTTTTCACCTACTTTGTAGAGTCCAGTCTTTGCACCGGGACCGCCCGAGCTGGCACATATGGTAATACCGACTGAATCTGTACTATAAACCCGTTCACCTTGCCGCCCGCCCTTTCCACTCTTTTTTGAAATAACATCATACAGAATATGGGGCTTACCTGGAGTCAGAGCTGACTTTTTCTCTACCATTGAATGACTGCTTGACACCCATTCATCGGCATTCAATGGATCGATGATATCGCCGACACTTGTATATTTTTTAGTTTCAATTGGAAACTCAAATTTCTTCTTTGAAGCAACAATGAAAATCCGCTGACGTGCCTGAGGACTTCCATAATGTGCTGAATTCATCACCTTTGATGACACAGTGTACCCTCTCTTTTCCAGTTCACCGCAGATAGTTAAATATGTATTACCATTGTCGTGTGTTTTCAAGTTCTTTACGTTCTCAAGAATACACATTGGTGGCTTTTTCTCATCAATGATTCTCAGAATATCATAAAATAAATTACCCTTTTCTTTATCATTAAATCCCTCACCATTTCCTGCAATACTAAACGGTTGACAAGGAAATCCGGCACATAAAATATCAAAATCGGGAATATTTTTCAGTGTTCTGATATCTCCTTCTGGCTTCAGTCCATAATTATCTTCATAAATTTTACGAACACCGTCATTAATATCGCACGCCAACACACATTTAAAATCTTTAAAAGCAGAATGGAACGCTCCTAATCCACAGAAAAGATCAATAAATGTAACTTTTTTCTTAGAAAGAATTTCTCGTACTTTCTCTTCGACTAATCTTTCGATAGTATTATCCTTCTTACATGGAGTCTTACGTCTCAGATGAGCATCATAATGCCCTTTCTGATTAAAGATTTTTTGACAGTTTGTGCAACTATAATTAACCATTTAGTTAAATATTCACATTGTATTAAAACCATTCGTTTTCTAAAACGGAAATGTATATTAAGTTAAGATCTATCTCAAATGTACAACGTAGACATTCTAACAAAGAATCTCGCAAGGTCCGAGCATCAGATTGAAAATGCAGTATGCCGGTTGCGAGCTGTATATCCTCATATCCCTGATAAGGATTTGGAGAATCTCTACAATTATTCTGTTGTAATTCACAGAGAAAGTCAGAACAACAACTTCTTACAGGATTATATTGAAGAAATGTTAGTAGGTAAGAAGTTTAATTTTACGAGAGATGTATACATTGATAGTTTCGGGTATGTAGCAAAAGATGGTATTCTAGTCGATTTTGTCATGGGATTTCCCAAGATTGGAGATGATATTAGTAAGTTTACGGTTATTAGTTGTAAGACATGGGATTGGTCTTTGAAGCTTGCACCCCACGTGTTTATCCTTGCTTCAATCTCCAATAATTATCCTTCTGCGGAACATTTTATGGAGAATGAGTTTCGTAAGATTGTTAGTGCAACTCCTAGGTACAATGATGACCGAAAGTATCGACTCAATTTTAATGATCTTCTGTACTGTTTATAGACGTAAAATGGATAAAAAGAAAACGAAGCGTAAGAACAGGAAATGAAGTTTTGCCCAGCCTGTCGCAATATGCTCTTTGGAATTGACGAGGATGTCGTCGATGGTAAGAAGACTGCAGTTCTAACCTGCCGAAAGTGTGAGTATAAGGAATCTGTAAGTGATGACAATTCAATGGTTTACGAGCATGTTCTTCGCGAGGATAAGACTGCTCGCCTTGTACTGAATCCTAATCTGAAAAATGACCCAACACTGGATCACTTGTCAAACATTGTGTGTCCTAATGCTGAGTGTTCGTCTCGCGTAGGAAATGCCACTCCTGATGTAGTTCCTGTAAAGATTAATTCAAAGAACTTAATTTGGATGTATCAGTGTACAAACTGTGATACGACTTGGAAGCAGGCTTCACGTGCTAGTTAATGCCTTCCAAGAAATAGGGAAAATCTTCTCCATATGTTCACCAACAAGAGTCGCATACTGACGAATCTCTTTTTGTGCTGAAGGATCGAGTCGAAGATTACATAAGCGAGCATAAGCAGCCAAGGATGCGGTCTCAATAAACTCAGTATACATACCCTGCGGTAGAACACATCTTGCTACCTCCGGTGCAAGCCCTTCCTTAATTAGCTCTTCATATAAATCAATACTGTCGCGAATGTTATCCCTGATTTTTGCATGATATAGATATGGATGGTTGATTAGTTCAGAACTACTGCCTTGCTTAATGTTAGGATCACGCTTGCGGAGGTCGTCTTCCGTTGGAATCCAGCACTCTGGCTTGTCACTAACATAACGACGCGATACCTCATTTCTTGCGAACCCAACTGTATGGCGAAACCATTCGCGAGCTACAAAAATTGGCATCTTAAGACGAAATCGAACCTGTGGATGAAAGAATGGTGAATTATGATGATGCTTTGCTAGATAATTAATTAACTTTTCATCTTGTGCAGAGAATTCAGTAGATTCCTTTGCAAAAGATACGCGTGCAGCATTTACGACAGTTAGATCATTGCCGAATGACTCTAGTAGCTCAACCATTATTCTTATTTGACTTGTTCTGTTAAAACTGTCTTAATTAATTTTAACATTTATATCACTACAGATATTTCAATCCATACCTACGTTATCCTTTACATCTTCTACCTTCTCAAGAACTTCTTCCTTTACATCTTCTACCTTCTCAAGAACTTCTTCTTTTACATCTTCTACCTTCTCAAGAACTTGTTCCTTTACATCTTCTACCTTCTCAAGAACAACTTCCATTAGGTCGTCTACCTTCTCAAGAACAACCTCTTTTAGGTCTTCTACTTTATCAAGAACAATCTCCTTCACCTTCTCTTCAACACGAATAGCCAAATCAGCTACAGGGATTTTTCCGCAAAGTCTACGAATTAACGCTAGCATTTATACTATCTCCGCAATTGTTTTGTGTCATATACGAACGACTTAAAGTTTCCTAGACCAAGAACATCTACATTATCCCCATTTCCTGATAACATTTCATTGCATCCTTTATCGGAACTACACTGTCTTTTCCCCATAGAAATTGGAAGTTTTAGTCCGTCCTTCATCGTGTAGTAGTCCCATAAATTTGACGAAGGCGATGGTCTTCCGAAAAGTGGAAGCATGGATCCTCCTCCATTTAAGACACCGACCTGCTGGTATGAGTAATCACGTCCAAATAAATATGGATTCTCACGCTCAGGTGGAGCATATGGATCGCTAAACACATCGAATGGGTGCTTTCTTGTTGAAGAGAACTTTACTGGATTATCTTGAATGATTGTGGTGCTCCGCATAGACACGACCAGTATGACTAGAGCTATCAAACAAATGATTATTAGATCACTTTTTACCATTATATAAAACGAATATTTAAAGAATGTAGATGATATATTACACAATGGAGCAAGTAAGGTTTGATTCAAAGATTCTGCATCATGAGGTTCAGTCCGTAACGCGTGAAGCAGTTACAGAGGCATTAACTAATCCAAAGAATACTCTTCCATATTACACCAAGTATGAGCAGGTAACTCTAATTGGAACGCGAGCTCAGCAATTAGCAGAGGGTGCTAAGCCTTTGGTATCTCTAGATGGAATGCTTACTTCAGATTCTCAGTTTGTATGGAAGGTGGCAGAGAAGGAGATTGTTGAACGAAAGTTGCCCTTCATTATTCATCGTCGTCTGCCAAATGGTGTTTCTGAGTATTGGAGTGCCATGGATCTTTCAGTTATGTGGTAATTAACCGTTCATTTCATGAAGTGTTTCAGGTGATGGAGGAAATACTAGAAGTGTAGGAAATGACGGTTTAAAATATAAGCTTGGCGGAGCGTGAGTTACAGTTCCATCCGCAAACTGAAGGTCGATGCTGGTTGAGTGGTCAAATCTGGCGTTATCGCGACCTACTTCTAAGTATACGCGTCTAGCATCAGACTGAGCCCACTGTACCCATATATCTCGGAGTAATACTACCGATACGACTGCCATAATTAAGAAGGTATAGTGAAGCCCTCTGTGGAAGGTATAGGCTGTAAGCCCAAGTAGAAATATAGTTGCTCCTGGACGAGTTAGCTTTAAAAGTAACTCAAGTAACATGGACGATACCTGTTTTTGCATTATGATAACTAGTAGTCCTGTGAGAACCAATACCGCATATGATTCGTCGGGTGTCATTGTATTCTTCACAGAAAACGTATCTACAACAAAGAATAGTATAGAATACAATGATTATTCCAATTCGTTGTGTTTCTTGCAATGGCGTAATCGCGGGCAAGTATTTGGCATACCTTAGTCTAGTTGAGAAGAACCGTCGAGAGTCTGGCAAGACTGAGATGGAGTATTTGACTGCGACAACTGTAAAGACTGCCGAGGGTAAGGCATTAGATGATCTTGGTCTTAAACGCACTTGCTGCCGTCGTCACTTTCTATCCCATGTAGACTTGATTTAAAATCCATACCAAACACAAATGTCTTGTAGGGACTATTTGAAGAACAAATTATCAGGCATCCCGAAGGTTGCCAATGTAAGAAACCCTATCGATGCTTCTATGATGACTCTCAAGAAGAAGTATATCGCATCGAGTGTTTTTGCTGTTGATGGCGGAGAGATTGGATCAACGCGTGTAGCGGGGGATATGATGGCGGATAAACTAAATCTCCCTACTTCAAGTCAGTCTTTTAAGAAGAAGACTGGTGCACCTCCTGATGCATCTTTTTATACTGCCTATCGAGGAGCCCAGGGTGTCGGTAGTGATTCGCCTTACCGCGTAGGTGGTCGCAAGAGTATACCGTGTAATCCTAATGTTGATTCATCTTCTTGGAGTTATCCATCTGCCAGTGATCGCGGGCGTGAAATCAAGATCTGTGAACAGATTGCAGGAGTTCATCAAGGATATCCCCTTTATGCAGGAGAATCTCTTCGTAAGCTGGCAGGCGGTTACAATGATAATTCTAACTTAGACCTAAACCCTGAATGCAAGTATCCTGGTCGTGCACCTGTATTCAGAGCAACCAAAAATCTAATTGCGGTTTATGTTCCAAGATCATCCCACACTACAAAGGATTTCTTCATGAGAGCTCCACCTCTGTTCCAGTCGTCAGGGGTAGACTCAGCAAAAGTAGGTCAGTGGGTCGCCTCAAAGTCTGTTTCATTTTCATATGTTGAGAAGCATCATGGTAACCCAGATGTAGGGCATGAGTTTGCCTATCGTGGACGTAGGGGCGTTCCTAGAATATATGGAAACTGGGTTGTTGCGAAAATTAACCGTGCGACCCTATTTAACATTAAGAGCACTCAACAGATAAATGCTGTTTATTGGTAATGATATAACCAGATTTGCTGAGTTTAAAAAAACATTTTATACCACACATGATGGGATGAATATCATTGACCTATCACGAGTGGCTTCTGGAAAGTTGGCAGATGAATCTGATTCTATTGTGGATCATCACTCAAACTGTGTAGTATTTTTAGGTTATCTAGAACCAGGATGGATGTTAGAACCTACACATCAAACAAGACTGAGAAAGCTATTCCGTAAGTTTTCTGTTGGAATGGTAACTAATTTTGTTGAAAGTCTACCCTTCTCTTGGAAAAACGAAATCGATACCTTCTTCATTGGGAGTCCTGTAAATGGAATCACCAACACTCTCGACAATGGTAGTCCTCTACAAGACCAACCTTAAGTTTGATACTACACTTCTTCTTCACACTCTTCCTATTGATTCGCAGATTATCAAGATTGAGAAGAGAGGAGTTCTTAAGCGGGGGGAAAGCAAGAGAGATCGTATTAAGCGACGGTCGAAGAAGGAGGTGTCTGCAAATACGACTGGATTCTGTCATAATTCAATCACACTAGTTATGATGAACGACGGAGACGGTACTCTCCCCCTGAAAGAGATTACTGTTAAAGTATTCCAGAACGGCGTGTTTCATATGACAGGTATCCTTCATGATAACTATGATATTTGTTGTATGCGAATCTTGAAGGAGGTTCTTTGGCGAGATTGTAAGACATCTATGAAGGATATTCCCGCCGAGATTGAGGTTCTTAATCGTCGCGTTGTTCTTATGAATTATACCTCAAAACTAAAGTCTAATTTGACTGTTCCACGCGAACAGCTCCATATGAACATCCGTGCTGCTAAACTGGAGGACATTTGTTCACATTATGATCCCGATGTATATCCTGGTGTCAAGATTTGCATCGGAAAGAACAATTGGACTGCTAAGGTTTTCAGGACTGGTAAGATTATCTTGACAGGAATTGTCAGTGCCGAAGAGTGTTCTGAACTTATGCGACAGTTACTTTGTCTGTTTGAGTCGGTGCTGCCGCAAAAGCAGAAACTAGAAACACTGACAGGATAAACTGACCGATAGTTATTGCCATAACAAAAAACAATGAAAGAATTACTACTCTGGCGTTAAACAGATTTTGGACGGCGTCTGAGAACGCCACGACTACGCCTACGATTATTAGCAGAAGACTTGTTGTTCCTCCTGCTATGAGACCGTTTGTTACCGCGTCCATTTGCCTTACGTCTTGTTCTTTTTCCTCCAACCTTGTACGGAGCAGCTTTTGATAGATGGTCTCCTGCAGCTGAAGCTCTTAGCTGATTTAGGTTATTCACAGCATCTAAGTGAGTCTGTTCGTGAGATACACCGGGTATAGAGTTGGCAGTTGGAAGATTGGGAATGCTCGCATTCAAACTTGGAGCTCCTCCTCTGTAACGCCTTCCCCCTTTTTGCCCCCCACCCAAATTTTTATACGCAGCGGCACCTGCAGCGGTCGTAGCCATAGTTTTCTGTGCGGCAGCTTCTATTGCACTCCCTTCAATTCTTTGAGTCGGAGGAGTATATAGTGGCACAGGACCTGGTATAATTTGACCACTCGGTAGAGTAGTCATCTTAATGTATTACAGAGAAATAAGAGAAATGTCATCACTAACTTCCATGCAGATTCAGGCCTTGCTTCGCGATATGGACGGCTCTATGCGTAAGCACAGGGCTTTGAAGACGAGTGATCCTACAAAGTATTTTGAAACAGTAGCTGAAGACAATAAGCTCCTTTGTGAGGTGTTTCCTGGCGTATTTAAGATGCATATTGAAGGGAGACTTGACGCAACATTCTTCGAAATGCTCAAGCTCAAGCTACGAATGGAAAAGGGAGAACTTACAGAAGACGAAGCTTCTCGAATTGTCGGGCAGAAGCTATTTGATACTTATGTTGCTCCTGTAGTGAATTCTCAACCTGCTCCTGAGAAGCCAATGTCATATTCTGATTTTTATAAGCAGTATGATAATAAAGATGCCTGATGCTTCTCAGTTAACAAGACTTCGTATAGCAAACGCCATTGTTGGAGGACGCATCTCCTCGGATGCAAGACATTCCACGATGGAGTCTATTCGGAAAAGGCTTAAAACAATTGGCAATTCTTATAAGACAGTGGTACCTGATTCCTGTCCAACTCAAGATTCTCTTTTTGATTCGTCAGGTAACCTTATTGCAACATCTAATTTACCTGAGAGTTGTGAACTGTCTCTTACATCCAATATAACAATTCCTCTAGGATTGGAATTCACGATAAATGGAACTTTAATCACGAATGGATTTATTATTACCAATGAGGGTACGATTACCAATAATGGTACGATTGACAACAGTGGTACGTTTACCAGCAGTGGTACGTTTACCAACAGTGGTACGATTAACAACAGTGGTACGATTAACAACAGTGGTACTGGTGCGTTTACCAACACTCTGACAATTAACAACACTGGTACAATTAACAACACTAACCTCATTACCAACAATGGTACGATTACCAACAGTGTTGCTGGCATCATTAACAACAGTGAGGGATTTGCCAATAATGGTACGATTACCAACAGTGGTACGATTAACAACAATGGCATATTTGTCAACAGTGGCACTGCTACGATTACCAACAATAGTACGATTGACAACAATAGTACGATTACCAACAGTGGTACGATTATCAATAATAGTACGATTACCAACAGTGGTACGATTAACAACACTGGCAGTGGTGAGATTATCAACAGCGGTACGATTAACAACACTGGCACGTTTACCAACGGTCGCGTGATTACCAATGATGGTACGATTAACAATGCGGGTACGATTACCAACACTGACACGATTGCCAACACTGGCATCTTTAACAACAGTGGCACGATTACCAACAGTCGCACGATTACCAACGCGGGCGAGATTAGCAATGATGGTACGATTACCAACACTCCCACTGGCACGATTACCAACACTCCCACTGGCACGATTACCAACAGTCGCACGATTACCAACGCGGGCGAGATTAGCAATGATGGTACGATTACCAACACTCCCACTGGCACGATTACCAACACTAACGTGATTACCAATACTGGCACAATTAACAACCCGGGCGGGATTAGCAATGATGGTACGATTGCCAACACCACTGGCACGATTAACAACAGTGCCACGATTGTCAACAATCAGACGATTAACAACAATAGCGTGATTAACAATGATAGACAGTTTATCAACAATAACATAATTAACAATAATGGCATGATTGACAATACTAGCGAGATTGTCAACACTGGCAGTGGTGAGATTACCAACAGCGGTACGATTACCAGCAGTGGCAACTTTATCAACAGTGGCATCTTTAGCAACAGTGGCGTGATTGACAACAATAGCACGATTACCAACAGTAGAACGATTACCAACAGTGGCACGATTAACAACGCGGGCGGGATTAACAACACTGACACGATTACCAACACTGAGACGATTAACAACACTGGCACGTTTACCAGCAGTGGCACGATTACCAACGCGGGCGAGATTAGCAATGATGGTACGATTACCAACAATCGCACGATTAACAACAGTGGTACGATTACCAACAATCAGACGATTGCCAGCGTCTGGTTAATTGATAACACTGGTACGATTAACAACATGATCACTGCCACGTTCACCAACGGTGACAGGATTAACAACATTGGCACGATTACCAACGGTGGCACGTTTGACAACAACCAGACGATTGCCAACACTGGCACGATTACCAACACTGGCACGTTTAACAACGAGGGCACGATTGACAGCCTTGGTATATTTAACAACAATAACATATTTAACAACAATGACACATTTGAGAACAAGCAGACGTTTAACAACTCTGGTATCTCTGCCAAGATTGAAAACATTGGTTCTTTTAACAACTATGACACGTTTGTCAACGACAGGACAATTAACAACACTGGAACTATTACAAATGACCAGACACTTACCAACAATGGCACGATTAACAACAGCGATGGCGACATTACCAACAATGACACGCTTACCAACAATGGCACCATTAATAATGGTGGTAATGGGTGTAACGCAGGAAATATAGTTGGAACTATAGATGGAAATCCACCCACCGATGATTGCTCTTAAAAAATATCTATAAACTATAATGCCAGACGCTTCAGATTACATAAGTAGAAAAAACTCAGACGCCCTTGTCGCCGGTGCAGTTTCTTCAAATATCAACAAGCGTGCAATTCAAGCGTCTCAGCGTGCTCTTTTAAAGCGTGTAACAGGGCCTAGAGGCTACGTTGATCCATCGCTACAGTCGAATACGCAAATATGTTTTGGAGCTTACACCCCTTCCACAGTCACGGGATGCCTTTCCCTATCAGGGTTTACTGGGTTACTTAATACCAACGGAACATTCACCCTTTCCGATGGTTCATCAGACACCACAATTCCCGCCGTAGATGTCTTTCCAGTTAGCACTAATGAGATTTCTTCTATTGGTGATCCTGTAATAATATACAATTGCACAGATAAAGCCTACAGTGGAACAAGTATTGCAGGGTGTAATATATCAATAGACCCAAAACAGTTCCATATTCTAGTTGCCGATAAGGTTACATTATTAGAGTCTCAACCCCTTGGAAATATATGCGTCACAACTTATAACATTTGTTCAAACACGTTGATAACCGACCAAATTGATGGTGGAAGACTTAATGCCGATCTATCGTTTAGCTATAACGCAAATGGGGATCCGTATTCTGTATCACCCGATAATGTTTTTCCAGCTAGCACCGATGTGATTACAACTATTGATAGAGGTATAATATATAATTGTACAGAGACTACATATATAGGAACGACTTCTATTGGAGATGTCATAACAATTGCTAACGGAGAATTCTATATCTTATCTTCCGATAGCGTAGAACTAGAAATACAAATCTAGGCATCTCGCAATTCCATCATAATATGGCCCAACATATTCTTACCACGCCACTTCTCTGGATGTTTAGACTTCTCTACACTCTCAGATGAACCAATACCCCAATATACATTACGAGCATCAGCAAATCCAATCTTGCGATCACCTGTATCTTCGAGCTGCTTACGAAGTTCAGGATGCTGGACAAACTTAGCCTTAACACCTTCATTCATAATATCATACTTTGCTAGATCCCATTCTTCCTGCTTGAAGTCTTTCACTTTCTTACCGAGTGCCTTAACAGCTTTGGCAGACTTGGCTTTCATAATCTTTTCAAGACTTTCGGTATCGGCAAACTTCTCAGCCTTCTTGGCCTGATAGAAATGCTCTACAGTTTGATATTCCTTGCCGTCTACTGTAATTTTGTGAGCCGACATATTACTAAATGTCCGAAACTCACCCTTTGATTCATCGGCTCCGTGAAAGAGGACAGGTGGTGGACCGTCTTCAACCTTGCGTAGCTTTCTCTTCTTCGGCTCGTCTTCCTTTGGAACTTCCTTCTCTGGCTCAGGTTCTACCTTTTCAAGTTTTTTTGTTGAACGCTTGAATACGAATGTTCTATTAAGGAATGAGAAAGTCTGCTGCTCTGGTGTGAGTGTAATAGCAGTCTGGTTAGCATATATCTCCCCAAAGAGACGAGACTCAACGAGTGCATACCCGTGCTCTTCCAAGATAGAAGTTACCTTTTCAAATGGAACTAGGTACTCAATTGCAGGGCGGTCAAAGCTTTCAAGGAATACCTTTACAGGCATACCAAACTCTTCACTCCATGACTCGCGATCCTCATACTCCTTGCTATACTCGCCACATACCTGACGCTCAGCACCAAATAGATGGGTCTTCTTTCCTGCTAGGAGTGAATAGATCGACTTTCCGTCAGAGCACGTTCCAAAGAAGAGCCCCTTTCCATACTTCTGCAGATTCTTGGCAAAGTTACGAAATGTTTCTTCGGTTTCGCAAGCATAATGCAGAGCAAACTGACATGAGATAGCATTAAAGCTTTGAAGACCCTCGAAATCTGCAAGATAGGCGGTTGGAGCTTTCTCTTTCTCTGTAAGAATTGGCATATACTTGTCTTCCTGCTCAAAGAGAGGGTATACTGACATATCACCAACTACAAAGAGACAAGGTGGTAGAAAGTCGCGGGGATGCTTACGCTTATCCATAATGTATCTCACAGCAGACCCCTGAGTTGGCGATGTAATGTTGGACTCTGAAATGTCAACGCCAACTACCTTTGAAGGCTTAACACGCTTCCACTTGTTTAGATCGCCGCCTCGTCCTACGCCTAATTCTAGGAGAGTATCATCCTGCTTGATATTCTCTTTGTAGAGTTCATCCTTAATACGGTTGTGGAAGTCATACACATCGTTAAAGATACGAGAGCAACGCTTCAAATCATCGCGATAATACATATCATCTTCGTACGTATCATCAGGAGGATTACTAACAAATGTCTTTACCATTTCAGCTGTCACAGGAACGTGAATTGATGTCCACACCGAATTAGCAGTGGCAATATCATTTCCATACTGTGGCTCGTGTAGAACTCGGTACTGAAATGTCTTATCATAACGTGTTCTGAGAATGTTCCACCTGCGAGTTTCAATATCAAATGAACATTCTACGATGGTGTTATCCTCTACACGATTTCCTGCGGAATCAATAGTTAAGTCCTTCTCATTCGTAGCAACATAAAGTTGGTATGCATCTGGATCGCGGGGAACTGTAGGCTGAAATACTGATGGTATGCGGGTATTGGAATCAGCTACCTTCTTTAGCTCATCAGGAAGCTTACGAGGAACGTATTCACCTGTCATGGTCTCACGTGGGTAGATAATGTCATCACCAGGTGTTCGTGAGACATAGAGCTCAGCCTTCTTTGCCTTTACCTTCATAAGTGGATCAAATGTCTCATCTGGAAGAATTTTGATTAGAAAGTCAATCGTATTCATATGAGGGGGCTTCCACTTATAAACACGAAGCCAAGTCTTACCCTTGCGGTCTTCTGATGGAGCTACTGGGCTAGTACGTGGTGTGAAAATTAGACCATCAGTTTCATACTCAAACTCGGTGGTCAACATTGTCTTGATAGCCTCTTCCATAGCGATACCGTCACCCGATAAGAAGAGCTTTGTTTCAATTCTAAGTGGTGTAAGAGACGGAGCCATGTGGAACTGAGAGCGTAAGTCTTCAATAAACATCTTAGCACAGTTTAGACGAGAGTCGCTGTTTGTCTTCATAAGAGGAAGGTTACGAACATCCTTATTGCGGAAACGATACACATCGAAGATACAGAATAACTGCTTATCTGCAATAAACTCTCCATCTAGGAAGTCTCCTGTGTGGGAATCGTCGTTTGCAGTAATACCAGTCCATACTAACTGAAGTGTTGGACGTACCAGAAGAACACGCCTATCTCTTGCTACATATAGCCCTACGCGGTAACCATCCGCCTTATTTGTTACTGTATAATCCTTTAGAATACTGTTTACGTTATCTGGCTTCAGGTGACGACGGAATAGAGTAACGGGGTTAAGAAATATGTTAGAGGTAAGCTTGAACTCCTGCTGGTAACGCTGAATGTCAGATACAGGAATTAGGAAATTTGTCTGGTAATAAGCCCGCGATAGCTGTCCCATAATCTTAAGAAGGTCGGCTACAATCAACTTACTATCAATCTTAGTTTCACGATTAACAAACTCAATTTCTAGCTCATAGAAGTGTGTCTGCTTAAGCATGTCGCGAACCGTCTTCTTTGAATTAGCAGGACGTGCTTTCACCATAGAGAAGTCAATGCGAAATAGCTCGTTTGAAGTCTTGAATGACTTACGATGAAGCATACGGATGTGTCCCTTGGGATCGCTAGGATTACCCTCCCAATCCTTGCGAATCGTCTGCTCTGAACAGATAGTAAACCTAGCAGAAGCTTCGGGAGCATCAATAATATCCTTCTGGCCATCAAAATACTTGATCTTTTTCTGCACTTCTAATGGAACTTCCTTGAAGGAATTCGTGAGGCACAGTTTTTGAATATTTCGAGGACCGTCTATAACTACACGATTACCCTCAGGATAAATAATTGTTAAACGGTGTTCTTCGGTTTGAAGCCCGATAGACATAGTCGAGATCTCTTTCAAGATCCTATCCGCTACATCTTTTGTTTGAATCTTACCCGAAAGCAGCTTGCATTCAACTTCTGCTTTTGGGTCTTTCTTTGAAATGTCAATGAACTCAGAAAGTCGATCGACAACTTGCGTAGTAACGATACTTTCCATACTGTTATATTTTACTTCGATTTAAACCAGTCCATTTTACACCATACGCTCGTATGTCTTTCGCGTCTTGGCGTCTTCGTCCATACGCTTACGTTGATCTAAACAAAAAAGAACGTATTGCTCTACAGCCTGCAAACTCTCGTCATTCAATGAATTGGCGGAAACTAATACACCATTCTGCGTCTTGGTAACTAGAAGCTCGTTCTTCATAGAAGAATTCATAATATTATAGATCTGGCGATGCTCTGTGGCGTCAAGCTTATCAATCTGTTCCTTTAGATTCTCCTTCTTTGAGCGAGAGAACGAGTTCATTTTCTACTTTAGGAGCCCCCTGTCTAAGCTTCCTCTTCGCAGGAGCCGGTGTTGTAACGACCTGCCTCATTCCCTCAACGGGTTCTTCAGGTGCTACGACTACAACTTCCTTTGGAGCTTCCTCTTCTTTCTGGACACCCTTTGAAAGAAGTCTTGCTACAACAACGATATCGCGATCCTGCTGCTTGAACTGAGCCCCGATAACCTCAAACTCTACCTCATCCCCCACCTTAATCTCATCGAAATCAGTGTTACCGATGTGGAGATCGCGTGGGATAAGAACCTGAATTGGCGGCGTATCTGCATGAATACCAACCTTACTGCGGACGGTCACAGGAGCCTTAAAGATTTGTCCTGCGTGAGGAAAACATACGTCGGCTTGGAAAATCACATCATAATCCACGCCACCCTTAATATAGTTTGAACGACCAAGTGAATAGTTCACAATTGTGACGCTATTCCTCTGGATAAATCCCTCAGCAGAACATCTACCCTCGTAACTCATCTTAAGCTGAGCTAGGATAGAAGCTTGCATATTCTTCTGAAGGAACTTGGAGTAGATATGAATCTTTTTGGACAATTCGCGACGCTCAAATAAAGGGTCCATCTTGTTATTTCTGCTTCACAGATTGTTTATTCCGTTTTCTGCGACGTGTTTTTCCACCAAGTGTAGCAGCAACAGAACCTGGTCTGGGCTTTTTCTGGTAATTAGAGCAGATCTGTTCTATCCTTCTTACTGCGGCCTTAGCAACATCATGACTCGCAGTTAGTGCTGCGGTGCTAACATCATTTGATGTCGTATTATTAGCAACACGTCCAAACTCTTTTACTTTTTGTGTAGCACTTGTTACTTGGGCTTTAAGATTCTCACTTAGTTCGTTTGCCTTTTCAGTTACCTTATTGTTCAAATTAACAACCTGTTGGTGGCGTTTTGCCCAAGCCTGTCTTTGTTCGGGTGTCATCGATTCAAGGTGTTGATCTGTTATTTTGCCAATACGAGCTTTCGCACTGGACGCAACTTCGCCAACCTTTCGTCTCAAGGTTGATAGACCCTGTTTTGCAGTTTCTAAGTGGGGTGTCAAACTTTCTTTCAGTCCTTTTAAATTACCTTGAAAGGTCCCCATTACTTATTGGGTGGCGAAAAATCCAGATACTTGGGTCTATAACCTAACTTATGGGTTAATGTAAGAGGTTTTAATTTTGAAAGAGGACTGTTGTGGTAATATGGTACAGGATTCCAACGTATCATTTTTATTAACCGGCAATATAAGTAGCATCGGATGACCGCTTGATAGGGTGAGGAACCAACCAATTATCGATATGTATTCTACAAAGGGGACATATCTTTTCAAATAACTCTGGTGGAAAGCTATAAATTGTATTCCAACACTCTGAACATAGTTTTTGCGACTTGCAAGGTGTTTCAACAATGAACTTATTATCAAGACAGCAGTCACATGTGTCCATTTTAATAGATAGATATCCTCCATTAAAACGGATTTTTCAACATCACGTGATTATGTCTCATGTACTGTTACAAGTGCACATCAAAGAAGCATACAATGTCAAACTGCACTCTCAAGATTTCAATCCCCAAGGAGAAGCCGATTGATTGGACGTGCCCTCACTGCAATCTCCACTATACGAACATTGACCGTGCGTTCGCTCATGACGACGCCTGCACACGGGACAAGCGTATGCGTGAGGAGGAGGAAATGCAGGCGCACAACTTTGGGATCTCGGCACTTGTTCAGAGAACCATCAGTGCCTTCGCTTAGGCCATGCGTCTACGCAAATCGGCACTATTAGGTTCTTCCGAGAATACCGAAAATTCTTGAGGAGTTATCCAATAGATGCCATTCTTTTTGTTTATAATTGCCTGTCTGATCAAAAGATCCAAGTAATTGCAACGTTTTTCTTTGGTACTCACTTCCTTTGGGAATGGTTCACCAACTAACCATTCAGAAAACGCATTTAACGTTCCTATTAAGAATGACGTACACGCCATACCGCCGATGGTCTTAGATCTCACGGCCTTTTGAACATCCTTTGACTTATTATCTAAATTGAATATCAAATTACCTTCCTTTAAAGATGCAAAAAGTTCATCCTTTCTAGTAATAAATGTATCCTTCGCTTTCTTTAACCAGGATTGGTATGCATCTTCTTCTTCTCCTACTGGAGTTATCTTTTCTTTCGCAGCGTTATATATATTCTTTGAACCCAGAACTATCAGTAAGCCATCTCCAACTATTAGAGGAGAAGCATATATTGGAGGATCCGACCAATCCAAGTTTAATAGGTGGTCGTTTCTTTCCTTTTCAGTCAGAACATTGTCAACCAAATACCAGTCTAGAATTTCATCGCTGAACTTATCTTTAACATATGAAGGCCAGCTATATTCATCACGTTTCGCTTTAAGGTCTGATACTGCAGGAGGACGTGCAACTTCTGCTTCAACAACTTTTTCGTGGACTGGTAAATCAAGTGGGACTCCATCTTCTTGTTTTAGAAGTCTATCTAACATTGTATCTCTCTCACCAATAGTGAAAGCAAAGACACCGTCTTTTGATTGAAGATTACCTATGCGTCCATTCTTATCTTTGAGTTGAAATCCAGAATCGATAGCATTCTGGAGAATATACGACAATACCGAATCTGTATACTGTCTCATTGAAGTGTGATTAAAAAGATCTTCCTTTTTCCAAACTGGTTTTTTTGAAAATAACTTCAAAATTTTATCAAGAACTTCGTCCTTTACGTCTAAAATAGCTGATAGTGGTCTTTCATGTTCAGGGTCAGGAGTTGGCTCTACAATATTACATGTTAAAGTATAGGAACCTTCTTCGAATGTGGGAGCCGACATTGCAGACAATGGTAGTGTTAACATCGCCTTATCTTGATTACGAGTTTGAGGAATCATAAGACCATCCCGCCATTCTGTAGGAAGACTGTTAACTGTATCTTGAAGAGTACAATCCATAGCTGATTCCATAATTATACGCTTTACCTTCGCAATCTTTACAGCCTTCTCTTCAACGAAGACTCTATAGATATACTCATCAACTGTTTCCTGCTGTGAATCTGGGTACCGACACACATGTAAATATACTGTGCAGTTTTGTTCTTCAAATGGAAGTAATGCGTGAGAGCATGTTCTCATACCTCTTCCAAGAACTTGCTCAATACGACTCATATTGAACCAAGGATCTAAAATGTGAATCTGACGGATAAACCGAAAGTCTACTCCTTCGGAAACTTTTGGTGAGGCAATAATTACCCGAATATCAGAGCCATCGGCATTCTCTGGTCTCTTAAGACGTATTAATGCTTTCTTGATTTCAGAATCAGACACATAAGACGTGAATATAACATACTTTCCTACAGAACCTGCACCTATTTCGCCAGATGTCTCTTTGAGTAGTGTATCTCCCATAGCAGGAGAGTAGCCGTGCTCTTCCAGACACATTCCAAAAAGCTGTGCTCCTGATTCAACAACATTCGAGTATACAAAAACTAAACCTGTAGTTGAAGCTATAGTCTTCATGATAAGAGCAAATTTAGAGCTGTATGTAGCCACTTTGGATGGAGCTAAAAACTGTTCTCCCCGATACTTATAACCATTCTCTGCTTTGTCGAATGTTTCTCTAAACCTCTTATTCTCAGGAAACATACAGATAAGTCGAGAATCTGAAACTGCTTGAACTATCAAAGGCTTAATAGCTTCTGCTTGCTGAGGAGAAACAAATGACTTGGTAAGAGTTAGATACTTTCTTGGGTTGGATATAGCCTTGCCTGCAATATCTGTTGTACGGTCAATCTCAGCTACCATCTCGGCGGGTGGTGGAAGACGGAATGGGAATGTAAAGGGGTTCTCCCCACGAACATACGAGATGTAATTTTGACACCAACCTCTAAAATCTGCCTCTCTTCCTTCAACAAAATCTCCGTTATCCTTAAATATTTCAGAGGGTTTGATGGTTGTTTTTAGATCTATTTTTCGTTCGTTCCAGAGGAATAGATTAAAGTAATATAAAACTTCATTATATGAATCATACATTGGTGTTGCGGTAAGTAAGACAAGTGTTATACCATTTGCGGTCTTTATAATCTTTTCAAGTGCAATTGCAGCCAACTTACTTGTTTCCGATTCAGATGTTTCTTTTAAGTTGTGAGCTTCATCAATAATTATTAGACGATTATCAAAGTTGTCGTGTATCCACTTGTCAACTTCGTTTGGTGTAAAATGTAGAATCTTATTTTCAATAACGTTTGCTAATGAAGCATATCCTGTAAATTCATAAAATTCACTGATAAGTTTGTTCGCAAGAAGCATAACTCTTTGCTGTGAAGCCTTGTCGGTATAACGTAGTGGTTCATTCTGCGAACGTTGAATCATATCAAGATATCTTCTACCCGTACACTGCTTTGAAAGTAGAAGACCATCTGCATCTACTGATACTCTTGTTATATCAAAGATTTGAGCCTTGAAGTTATCCTGCACTGATGGATTTGCGAGAATAAGAACTTTTTTATCCTGAAATTCGGGTCTCACGATATATTCCTCTGCAATTTGAATAGCAGTGCAAGTTTTACCAACGCCCGTGCCATGAACCATCAAAAGATTACGCGTTGGCGACTCAGGGCTCATAACTCTTCTTAAAAATCTCTGATTAGATTGTAACTTAAATTCTCGAGATGCGGATGTTGAACACATTTCGTCACGCATCTTCTTAAGGGAATCAAGAGACGCGTCATGTGGGAGCGGTTGTGCCCGAGTTTCTGCTAATTCCTCGTATGAGATATTTGGCATCCCCTCTTACTATTGAAAACGGATTAAACAATTCCGTGTAATACCATGTTAGACACTTCAACAATGGAACCCTTTCCCTATCCCGACTCTTACAATTTTCAAAAGACGGATATGCTCATCAATCGCGAGTGGTTCGGTGATCGCGATGATATTCGCGAGATTCTTGATCGTGCCGATCAGGATGCGTGGGAGAAGGTGAATTTGAACATTAAGAAGTATCCTGCAGAGGTTCAGGATGCGATTCGGTCATATTACTCTCCCTTTCACAACGTGAAGGATATCACAGACAAGCAGTTTGAGAATATCCAAAAGAACCGACGTGCACTCAGCAATGCTCGGTTTGAGGCAGCATGGGAGAAGGTTAAGGGTGACCTCCCTACCCGCCCGCTTACGGATGTTGATACCGAGAACGACGAGGCTTGGAATCAGGTTACTGTTGCTAAGATGGCTCTTCAGACACATATGGCTAATCGCAAGTATAAGGCTAAGGGTACAACAGATGCCAAGCTCAAGGTTCTTGAGGACAAGATTAAAGAGGCTGAAACGGAATATGAGCGAACAAATAAGGACGTTGCTTGGTGGGATGAGCGATTCACAGCAAACCAAAAGAGTGAGTTCTACAAGGAGTGGGTGTGCGAACTGTAAGAAGAAACAGTTATACTCGATAAAATGTAGGTGCGAACAAAACTTGTGTGCTATGTGTCGCTATCCTGAGTCGCATAAGTGTACATATGATTATGTTGCATTAGGCCGTGCAGAACTTACAAAGAATAACCCTACCGTAACCTCAAATAAACTAGATAAGGTATAATGGGTGGTGGATTATTTGGAACTCCGCTTGCACTAAATGAAAAATGTTTGGTGTTTAGTGCATTCGTATTAGCAGTGTATTGGTTGCCACATCCTACACATTACCAGCATAAGATTGTCGTGGCCTTTTTGCTTGCAACCTTATCGTATGTAGTTCTCGCATGGTATGATGTGATCTATGATTGTAATGACAGATTAAAGCCAACTCTTCTTGGATGGATGTCTAAATTTTTCAAACCTGCAGAATACTCAAAGAGCTATGATGAACTTCCTGTAAAATACAAAAAAATAGTTCGGACAGTTGATATTGTTATTCTTGTTGTCCTTTTAGGATTATCTTTCTCACCTTACCTAACCACGAAGCTCGTTAGGAAGTAGTTCAACTAGATTACTCACCGCACTGACATAGGTGTTGTGAATATTCTGAAGATTATCGTAATTCTCCTGAAGAACACGCAACTGCTCTTGGACAACTCGTAGCTGCTCATCAAGAGACTCGTTCTGCTCAGACAGCTCATCTCCATGGTCGTTTGCGGCCTCAAGTCGTTCGTTGAGCTCTACGATTCGCTTCGTATCATCTACGTTAACGACCCGAATGCGACAGTTTGAAAAGAAGCTAATAATATACACCCAGATCAGCACCGTTGCGATTGCAGCGTAAATATCATTATTAGGGTGGTCGTAGCAATACTTGCGACCATTGTAGACATCAATAACAGTTGTGTAGTTCATCTTGTATTGGATAAGTTTTGTTAGAATCCAATCCGTTTTGGACGATGAACTGTTATAACGACTAATACATAACTTCTAATTTGGTAAGGTCTTATATGGTCAACATTTGACAAGAAGTTAAATCTATTGAAATTGTAATTAAATGGTAACTTTAATATGATATAGTTAGGACGATTCTTGCGTTTCAAGACTTCTTCTAGCCAAGTATCTAATCTAACTTCACTTAAGAATAAATCCATGTTTTTATGCTGTCTGTAATCTTTACCTCCCCATGGTGGGTCAATATATAAAATATCTGTATTCCAGTTGAATATTTTTAGACAATCGCCACGATGTAGTGTTACATTGTTAAATCTATAAACTTCAACGTTATTTGTAAGTGCTTCAAAGTTTTCATCCTTGATTTCAATGCTATGAACGTGTCTAAAATGTAAAGCAAAATTCAGTGTGTCACCACCTATACATGCAGTGGCATCTGTAATGGTAAGTTCTGCAGTATTTTTAAATAGTGCATTCAAAATGTTCATAATTCGATCAGCATCGCGACGTCGTGTTATACTATAAGACCCTTCCGATGTTATCTTTAATCTCGTAAGGTCTACACCTTCTTTACGAGGAAACAGGTCCTCCATTACTGGGTATAGGGTTTAGTTGCTGTAATTCATTTTATACATAAGAGATGTGCGGTATATTAGCCGTATTTGGAAAGCCAATCGCAATAGAGCGACAGATAAAGAAACTAGAAACTAGGGGACCAGACCAAACTACTCTTGAATCAAGGAAGGGTTTCCAGCTAGGGTTTACTCGTCTTGCTATTAACGGTATTGAAACAGGAAGACAGCCGTTTGTTAGTGACGATGGTACAATGTGGATGTGTAATGGAGAGATATATAATCACAAGCAGCTGGAGAGTATTGTATGGAAGACTCAGCGAGAGAGTGCGTCTGATTGCGAGGTTCTAGGAGATCTTTATAAATGCTATACCCAACCATTCTCTATGATTGATGGTGTATTTGCTCTAGTAATTGTCGATGGGAATATCGCTACAGTCGCAAGAGATCCTTATGGCGTTAGACCGTTGTTTATGTCAGTGTCTCCTTTGCGTGTAATATTTGCGAGTGAGATGAAGGCTTTCCCAGATGATCCTACTGCGGTTGTATCAGTATTTCCACCAGGTCATTCACTTAAACTTGATATTTCTCTCCTAGAGTATACCTTAGAGAGATATCATGAGATTGTTAGTACTCCTACGGTATCTGATCCAATGCGGGCGGAGATAGGAATCTTAGACTACCTTTGTCTTGCTGTTGAAAAGCGTACAATGGCTGATCGCCCAATAGCTGCATTACTCAGTGGAGGTCTGGATAGTAGTCTAATTGCCGCCCTGCTACAGAGATCTATGAAGACACAGCTTAAGACGTTTAGCATTGGATTCACGGGTTCGGAAGATCTTCGGTGTGCTAGACTTGTAGCAGACCATATCGGTTCTGATCACACTGAAATTATCATGACACCTGATGAGTTTTTTGATGCAATTCCAAAGGTAATTCATGATATTGAATCATTTGATATCACAACGGTCCGTGCTTCTGTCGGTAATTGGTTAATAGGGCAGCACATTGCTAAGACAGACTATAAGGTTGTATTTAATGGAGATGGAGCCGACGAGTTATTTGGAGGCTACATGTATTTTCATAAGTCACCATCAGACGAAGAGTTTGTCGAAGAGAGAGATCGTCTCCTAGATCAGATTCACTACTTTGATGTTTTGCGTTCTGATAGGTGTATTAGTTCTCATGGTCTTGAGCCCAGAACGCCATATCTTGACAAGGACTTTGTAGCTTATGTTAGACGGATAAAGGCATCTCTCTTGCGTCCAAGTTCGGGACAGCAAGAGAAGTTTATTCTAAGAAATGCTTTTGATGGAATCAATATTCTACCCTCTCAAATCATTTGGCGTAAGAAGGAAGCGTTTAGTGATGGAGTTAGTTCGGTAGGTGGATTATCATGGTATCGCGAATGCCAGCTGAGAGCAGAAAAGCTTTGCCCATACTGGAAAGAAGAGTCGTCTAAAATTTCATATCTTCAACCAAAGACTGCCGAGTCCTACTATTATCGCTCAATTTTTGATCATTACTATAAAAATTTATATCAGGTTAATGTGCCATACTTTTGGATGCCAAAGTGGAGTCCAGAGACCACTGATCCAAGTGCAAGAACTCTAAACCCATCCACAGTGAATTCTACTTAAGAAAATGTATGACTCATTAAAAATATCTTCAAACTCTTCGAGCGAGCTACTCATGAGAAGCAAGTGACGCAATACCTTGCTGTTAGGGCTGAAATAGATGGGATAATCATTAGAAAACTTAAGTATGTACTCCTTCTTAACCTTTTCCTTACTTACCGATGAGTTCTTTGTTACAAAATCAAGATGCTCTTGCTCAGCCTTTCCCAATACTACACGAATACTCCGTGTGCTCTTGGGGACATATACAACATGTTGCTTGTTTAACAGATACTTTAAGATAGTTGTAGTAAGTTCTCTCTTTGGAGCCTTGTGAAGTGAAACTGTATCAACATCATTCTCACTAACTATGACAACACTGTCGTGAATTTGTAATTGAATATTTTTAATAAGAACACTATTCTCTTTCGCTACGGTATTATGGTCGCCATACATATTGCTATATGAAACAACCTTGACAACCTTATGCTCATCCAACCAATCTAAGTAATGTTTGAACGAACCAATGTTGTCCTTTGTATCAAAGAATACATACTCATATATGATTTCATCTTTGCGACATTCTGTCTTATTTTGAACGTATCTATTGTAACCAGGAGGAACTCTCTGCGATGATGCACCCTCACTCTTTGCTCTGTCTTCGCCTGTTAAACAGTCGGGGTGAGTAATTGCAACTAATGATTTCTTTGAAAAGTCCGGATGCTTTTTAAGAGCTGGGTCATAATCAAGACTTAACCAGAGATACTCAACTGGTAATTGGATTATAGAAATCTCTGCTAACATTGAATGCTTCATAATTGTCTGGGATAAGATACGGTCATCTGCCTTACCTGGGTTTTTTATGATCATAGACTGCCAGTACTTGCAAAGAAGTCTGGAATAGTATGTATTACCAAAAAACATAGTTCCACCCGACGTTTCCAGAACATATGGGTCAAAGCATGGGTTGCTCCATGGACCTATGCGTGGATCGGTGTTCCAACCACGACACATAAGATCCACATCCTTTAGGTCAAATAAGTTAGGATACTTCTTAATCTTCATATCACCGTCAATGTAGAGAACACCTCTGGGATAACATGCGGCGAGAGTTAGTTCAATAAAGAATGGTTTGAAGTTGATAGCATGTTGGTATCCACCCTTAATCGCAAACTCAGGATACTCTTCGGCTAAAAAGTTACACCCATTCTTTTTGCATGAATTCTCCCAATCAGCAATCATTACATCATACTTGATCGGCTCCTTCCACTTACCATAAGGGTAGTGCTTGCTTGCAGACTTTAGCTCCTTCTCAATATCTGCAGGCGATATGTCTGCTTCCGTAGCTGAAGGATTCTTCTTCTTGAGGTCTTTAAGAAGATATTCCTTGATACCCTCCCATTCCAAGATATCTTGTCTGTCTTCGGGGCATGGACGTTGCGTATTCTTATTAAGATTACCACGACCCCACCAATACGTAACTACAACAAAGTTACTGTCGGGATTCACAATTGTAGGTTTCATCTTATGGGACGTAGCCCTAGCAAAAAAGTCATTTCCGCCAAGCATCCCTTGTATTTGATTCACAAATTCTATGCGTCAACAACGAAGATAGCTGAAGGACTCTTACGCATCCTCTTCGTCGGTGGTTCATGATTATGAACTGATGTCGACTGTCCAACATCATACACAGTTGGCAGAATCATATCGACTCGCTTTGTCAAGAAATTCTCGGCAATTACGATGAGGATTGTTGTGAGAAAGATCCCGATCGCAATTATGATTGCGAAGTTTGAATTCATTTCGATGTTGGTATTTCCACGAAGAGACATCGTGATATAGATGTTGATAGCCTAACAAAATTCGTTTTTAACGTAAAACGGATAACACAATTGTTTTATTAGTAATCTTAAATGAATCTTCCAGACATTGAATACTACGAAAAGCGTAAGGCAAGTTGGTATTCCGCATTATGTCATCATTCTAGGGACGAGTGTGCAGATCGACTAACCGAGCTTCTAACAGGAGATTCTTGGGCAGTTGTTGTCAATGGAAATGTTCTCTTCAATCGCTACGAAAACAAGGACTTGCGTGAGACACTAATTGATACGATTATTCGCGACAAGATTACCGACCAACCATTCTGTATGCTGAATGACCTTCTTGGTAAGTCTAAGAATGGACGTATTGATATCTACTTGGGAGGAGAGACCCCATGGTTTGCTGTCTGCTACTATAACCATGATAATGGAATGCTTGTTATTGAATATTACAAGTCGCAGAAGTATATTGAATATCAAAAACGGATTCTGTAAATTTAGGATAGTATACTGCATAGAACATAGTTCTATCGGGAGAGGATAACCCGTATAAAACTAGGACATTTCGTAGACATAGGGAGGGAGGTGACACAGTTATGCGAACGTGAGGGGGCATACTGAATTTTTACTTTAGCATTATCTTCAAAAACGGATTTTTGAGTTACATATCTTATGTATCTTGGAGGCTACAAATACGATCAAAGCCACCAAAGCCACAATGGAGATCAACAACGTCACGCAACGCAAGTACGCACTGACGCAAGAGGAGAAGGGGGCATGGCTCGACCCGGCAAACGCAACGCCTTACGCGAAGGCGGTACGGGCTCAGTGGGAGCAGGAGGAGCTGACAGAGCGCATGCAGCTGTATGCGAGACGCGGCGGGAATGCGTTCCTCAATGCCGTCATCTTGTGGATGGAGCAGTGCGACGATGGGTCTGCGGCTTCTCCGTTCGATGACCAGACTTACGGCTACGAAGTGCAGGGCGACGTGACTTCGCCGAAGTATCTTGAGCTGCGTGCTGAGGTTCTTCTCGCCCGCAAGAACGCCGAGGATGCGAGTTACCGTGTCATTTCTCTCCGCAATGACACAGGCATCGACTACCGGAACCCGAACACGAGCGACGTGGAGCTCATGGTTCACGACGCACGGGTTCGTGTGAAGATTGCGACCGCCAACGCCCACCGCATGACTCGTCTCAAGGAGATGATCGCCGCGATGCGGAAGGCGTAAGTCAAAGGGATAACGACATCCTGAGTTTTTCCTTAAAAACGGATTCTTAGAATTCAAACCAGTATATCTCACCATAAGCCTCAATTGGGGAGGCGGTAAGACTGTAGTAGACAGTCGGTATGACAGCGTGAGGTGGGGCTAGTCATACAACGGAGGTCATACGGAGTGTTGGCGGAGCTGCAATGGTGGCCCGATCACTGAACTGGTAAACATTAATCCAGCTTCAGTAACCAACACTCTTGGTTAATTATAATATGAGGGTTCCGAGCGTAACGCTTGTTGCTAAAATGTAGTATTCTAATTAAAGATTTGATCACGGCTCTATGCAAATTATATGGCATAGTTGCAAGGAATTGTCTCCTAACAAGGGGTCTTTTTCGATTGGGATATAACGATGAAAATGGATTTGTTAGTATCCAATAATAACCAATTCAATCGGACAAGCCATCAAACATGACATCAATCAGCACTTTAATGCTCAAGCAACGCGAGCACGTGGCTCGTGTGAGTGAGGCAATGGACGAATGCGAGCGTCTTCTTTTGGAGGGCACGACTCCCGAGGCGACAGCAAACGCAATGTCCCCGCTGGAGGACTATGTGAACTTCATCGACTCCTTTGATTGTGCCATTCTCTTCGAGAGTAACTTCAAGGCCAAGGAGTCGGCACTTCGAGATCTCCGTCTCTTCTTGGACAACGACCAGTGTCCGTTCCCGAGATTCATGAGTGAACTGATGCGCCTGCGAATCATCGTGGCCATCACGGTTCTCCAGCACAAGAACTTTCAGGCAACGTCGACCTCCCTTGAACTCTGAAAAACGGATTCCTACACTCCAAACACTACTACTCTCATAAGAACCCGAAAGGGGGGCAAGGATGTGAAGACATTCGGTATGACAGCGAGGATGGGGCTAG